TCGCAAGACGCGGGCAGGCCCCCTCGGACCAGGCGGGCAACATCCACCGGGAACACGGCACGTCCTGGTCTTGTTGTGGAAGTGGTGTCAGGTGGAACTCGGCGCCCGGTTCTTGTGGCGGCCCCGACACCGCCGGACAACGGGTGAGGCAGTCGGGTTCGTAGCGGTCAGGCCACTCCGCAGTAGCCGTCTTCCTTGGTCCAGTCAACGGGGGCATCTCCTTTCTTGGCGAGGCCCTGGAGGCGGATGCCGAAAACATCAAGAGACCAACCATTGTCGCGGACGAAGGGGTCGTTGAGGACGAGGTAGCGGTCTAGGCGACCAATCAAGACAGCCAACGCGATGTCAGGGGAACTGCCGTCGGCGTCGAACACGACCAGCCACCGTTTGACCAGGGAGCCGTGTTTGGCGAAGTTGAGGAAGGCGTCGAGGCCACGACGTTCCTTGAGGGCAACCCGGTAGTAGTCCAGGAATTGCTTGACGCGAGGATCGGGGGGCTTCTTCGCCCGCGACGTGCGCGTCGTCGCCGCGCCAGCGTGCGCTTTTGAACCTTCTCTTGAACTTGATCTTTCTACTTCTAAATCTAAATCTAAATCTATGCCGTGATGTCCCGCCGTGTCACCGTGACTCGCCGTGACATCATTGTGACCGCGTTCTTTCGCGCGTTGGCGTCTCTTGCGCTCGGCGACCCGGTCCCGTGCCTCGCTCGGTGGGTTCCGGTCGGCGAAAGCGAGGAATACGAAGCAATCCCCCGCCTCATTCTCGCGTACGATCTCCAGCACCTGGAGCCGCGCCAACGTCCGCTCAAGCAACTCCTCGTTTCCTGTGGCCACCTCGATGGCCAGGAGAGGGCGGTTCCGACTAGGCACCGTCCCCCGCGCTTCCCCCTCCTGCTCGGCCGCGAAAGCGAGGAGGCGAAACCACGTCCGATGCTCGTCGTCCTTGAGTGACGCGAGTTTCGCGTCCGTCCTCGCGTCCGTGTAGACCCGGAACCACGGTAGCCCCGTCACCGCGCTGTCACCTGCTCCTTCTGCCCCCACCACAGTCACGCCGTCCGCCTCCTGCCGAAACGCACCTGCCGCGACACGCTGGCCCGCTCCAGCACCGTCACCACGGCCCGCGCCGGCATCCCGGGGCCGGGCTTGTCGTTAGGACCCACCGCGTACAACCCCAGGGTCGTCTCCCAGTACTCCACCCCCGGATCCCAGTCGTCGCCATATCTCTCGACGTAATCCGTCCGGGAGATGCGCCGGCCGTTCCGCCGCAGGTCCTTGTCGCCCACCAGTCGCGCCATGCGGCGGACACCGAACAATCGGGCCAGGACGGTCACGCCGAAGCGGTCCTCAAGGCGCCACAGGGCGTGACCCGTCCACGCGACAGGCCCTGAAAAATTTTCACAACCAGCATCACGCTGGCCGTTCATGCCGTCTCCTCCGCCACCGGACGGTTTCCTTCGGGTGGCAACGGTGGCGCGATGAACGGTAGTGGCTCGGGGAGGCCGGGCGCCGGTAGCCGCTCGAACAGGGCCTTGCGACGCTGGCACTCCGCCGCGCAATCCACGCACTCATCGGCGTAGGCGCAATGAGGGTACGACTCCGGGATGACGATTTCCGCGCGCTCGGCACAACCACGGGCGACCCGCGACGAACACCGTAGACACCACTCGTCGTCCACGGCGAAATACTGTACGCAGTGGCTGCTGCGCGGGGCGAAGAACGGGACCTGGCGCGCGTCCCGCTCCCGGTCCATGACTATCTCGCGGTCCCAGTCCCGAAGGTCCTGGTCGGGGTCATAGGGCATGGTCGGCAACCTCCTCCTTGACTTCGAACGTACTGTGGTAGAAGGCTTCTAACTCGTCCCAGACCCCCGCGTCGCCCTCGGCGAGCAGGCGGTTGAAGACGGGCTCGGCGTTCAGGGTGGAGCCGTCGTAGTAGCACGGCCCGCCGATGAACTCGCAGTCGTCCGATATGGGCTCCTGACCCTCGTAGTGTGGGGTGGGCGAATGGTAGCCGAGGTCGGCGGGCATGGGCTTGAGGGAGCAGAAGTGGTGCTCCGTGTGGCACTTGCCCACCAACTCCTCCTGGACGTGCGGCAGGTGCCAGCCCGTGAACAGGAGGAACTGGACGGCCCCCTCCGGTCCCTTGAGCACGAAGCGGACCCCGACGCCGTGGATGCCGTAGTTCTTGCTCGGGTCCGAGTCTCTCTTATCGAACGCTGGGAGGAAGATCACCGTCCGCTCGAAGTCGTCAAGCCTGGTCGTGTCAGTCTCCGTCATGTCTTAACCCCTCCTCTCCCGGCCCTCCCCCGTGGGTTCATCGGGCCGGGCATGGTCGGCTCTACGCCGCCGCTTCCGTCTTACCCTCGATGACCGCGACGAGTGCCGCTAACCGCTCGGGCGAGAACGCCTTCACCTTGTCCCAACTATCCACGCCCGCCAAGGACAGGAGCTCCTTTGTCCCGACCTTGTGACGGGACGCCGCCTCGGAGACGGCCGGCCACGTCATTGGGGTCGTGGTGGGGTCCGAACCGCTGGGTTGGGCCGCGCCTTGAGGGAGGACGGTCGGGGACGCGGGGGCGCGTTGGGTCGTCCCAGTCGCCTGCGCCGAACCCGTCTTGGTCCCGTCACTCGTCGCCTTGACCGGGGGCCTACCGCTGCCGCCCGGGAGAGCCCAGGCGGGGAGGATGGGGCGCGGCGCGTATTTGCCCTTATGGGAGATCGCGCCATCTGCCCATTGGTTGGTAAGAAGCACCTCGGTCTTGGGCAGAAGGTAGAGGTAGCGACCGATGCCGATTTTCACTGCGACACGCTTCAGGGCGTCGGAGATACCGCCCTTTGTGCTCTCGATGTCCGTCTCGTCGGCACCGTCTTCCTTCGCCACCCACTCGCCACCGATGAGGACGGACAGGCGGCACTTGATGCCCTTGACCCCCCACCGTTCGTAGGTGTCGCTCCACCCGCCGATACCGAACACATCATCCAGGCGGTCCATCACTCCCCGCGCTGTGATGTAGGCGAGGAGGGAAACCTTGGTGCCGTCGTTCGACACCCGCCCCACGCGATGCTCGATGTCCTCTGCCGGGAACTGGGCCACAAGGGCCTTCATAATCTCTTCCGGTGCCTTCATGGTCAACGCCATCCTCTCTACCTCCCTACCCCGCCGCCGTCGTGGCAACGGGAGTCTCCGTCTTCTCGCGCCTGACCGTCCACCTGTCGTAGCCCGCGCCCACCTTCAGGAACGGGAACAGGGCCGCCGACGAGACCGCGCCAGCCGTCAGGGCCGCCGTTATGTCGTAGGTCCTCTGCCCCTTCACCGGGGTCCGTGAGACGAGGAAGCCGCCCGCCGTGAGCGCGTTCGCCCCGTGCGCCGAGAGGATCACGCCCAGGCGGCGGCGAAGCGTATCCCTCGCTCCCTCCAGGTCCTCTACCGTCTGCTTGTGGTTCCGCAACTTCTCCTCGAACTCGTGGAGCCGAGCCACGTCCTCGGCCACCTCTGGGGCGTCCAGGGGCGGCACGGTTTCGACGTTGGCCCAGCACAAGGACCAGTGGGAGCATTGGACCCTGCCCGCCCGGTTGCGCCACGAGCACGGGTAAGACTCCGGTTTGTGGCCAGCCGGGATGGGCGGGAGTGTGCCGCGGTCGCGGTAGGCGTGGAGTTCGACTAGTTCACGTTCGATGTCGCGGCCGGCGGCGGGGTCGTAGGTGACGGGGATGCTCTCCGTCTCGATCCCCGCCCCCCACTTCGCGTAGACGAGTTCCGCGCGGTCGTATCGCCGATTGCCCGCGGCGGTCAAAGAGAAATGCAGGTACGCCTGGACCTGGCGGACGTGCTCCGGTCGGGGCAGTTCCTTCGCCCCTGCCGACACGCTCTTGACCTCGAACAGACACCGCTCCGCCGGGAAGGTCAGGTCGATATGCCCCGTCTCCCCGGTCGGCGTGTGGACCTGCACGTCCGTCCGGCACCGGCGCGGGTACTCCGCCCGGAACAGGTCCACCACCCACGCCTCCACGATGTGGCCACGCTCGAAGTACCGTGCGGTCGCCTCGTCGAAGTCCTCGCCCGCGATGCCCAGGGCCTTCGCCACGCGCCGACGCGGACAGCCGCCGGATTCCGACAACCGGAATTCGCGCGAGTCGAAGCGGTCTTCCAGGACCGCGGCCATCCGCCGCTGTATCAATGCCGCCGAGATGGGTTGAAGCCTCTCCGCGTCTACCTCCGGCGCGTCGCCGTCGTCTCGTTGCAGTAGGGCCTCCATCACGAACACCACCCTTCGTCTCGTTCTCCCTAACTCGCCGCGCCGTCCTCCGCGAGGGCGATAGCCACCCGGGCGCGTCGGCAAATCTCGCACCCGCAAGCAACGTACTCGCTGGCCTTGTCATGCTGGGCCAGATAGTCCTTGACGACGGCCAGCAGTTTAACCGCCGCCTCCCGCTCCAACTTCTCGATGTAGCACGCCGAACAGTACGGCTCCCCGTCATCCCCGTGGTGGTGGATCATGCACACGGGTCTGTCACACGCCCCGCACCGTCGCCACTCGTGGTTCTTGCAACCTGGGACGTGGCACACCAAGCGGTCAGCCATCGTCTTTCGCCTCCCTCTGCGAGCGAGCAGCTGCCAGCAGTTCCCGCATGGCCTGAATGTAACCCGGCAGTTCCTCTATGAGACGTTCCAGACGCGGGCGTTGGTAACGACTCGCTATATCCGCCGGGCCGAAACGCCGCAGGTGCTTCATCGTCTTCCGCAGGTTTTTGAGTAGCCACTCACCGGGCACGTCGTCCCGGCATAGGGCCTCCATCATCCCAAGTACCACCCTTCGTCTCGCCTTCCCTAACTCGCCCGGAGCAGCCGCCCAGGCTTCGTGGTCGCGCTGTGGACCAAGTACCAGGTCGAGTGCGCCATGATGGCCGCGAGGTCAGCCTGCCACCGCTCCACGCGAGTTCCCTTGACTGACACCATCGCCCCATCGCTGGGTCCGCAGGGTGTGTCGCACAGGCGGCAGTCCATCAACCCCGTCTTCTCGCAGACGCGTATCATCGTCCGTCACCTCCCCTCTCTTCGGCCGCAACCTCCGCTGCGGCCGAGTGGTCTTACGCTCGCGACTTGCGCGGGACACTCTCGCCGGGAACGCTCTCGGCGGGAACGGGGACGCAGCGGAGCGCCTTTGCCAGAGCCACCACCGCCGGGGTGTCGAGTTCTATCTCGCTCTTGTCGTAACGCAAATTCAGGACCCAATCGCCATCGAACTTCCGGCTCAGTGTGATCCGGCCAGGCCCGGTCTGCCACTCTCCGTCCCTGCTCACGGCAGGTCCCGCTTTCACGGGTTCCTCGGGTTCCGGTCGCTTCAACCAGGCCGCGATGCAGGCACCGCAGCTGTTCGCGCGGCGACCACCGCACCACAGCAGCGACCAACCCTCGCTCTTGCGGCCGGGGCAGAAACTGGGGATGTCCCACAAACAGTCGGCCGCCCGCTCGACGACCCGCCGCAGGGTCTTGACCTCTTCCGCGTTCGGTTGCTCTAGCCAGGCCGGAATGCAACCACTGCAACCCTTGCCCGGGTTGTCGCACAGGGTTCCTCGTGGCGGCCACTCCCTGTCCCCGCCATCGGACCTTGGGCAGTAACCCTTGCTGGTCAACTCTCGGGCCAACACCTCAAACCTATCCACGCTTCCCACGCCCCTTCCCCTTGCCCGTCTCACCGTTTTCCTCTCTCCTCGCCGGGACCACCCGGCACCTGAACTCGTCCACCGTCGCCGTCTGGCGCGAACCCCGGGGCAGACTCCGCAGGACCTCCGCCGTCGGCAGGTCCGTCCCCACGGTCAGCCGTCCACCGTCGCGCTTGTCCACGGTGATCTCCTTGGCGCGCAACTCCCGGGCGGAGGCGCGAGGGGTCATAGGGTGACACCGACTTTCTTGTCGGACTTACGGAGCAGAAACAGGCCGACCATCAGACCCAACACGTATCCGACGTTTTCATCGGCAAGGGGATTCAGGACCAGAAAGAGTTTCAGACAGTCCCCCGCTTCCCGCGGCGTCGAACAGGCGAGAATGGCATCCAAGGCCTCCTCTACTGACGCACCCGCCAACTTAGCAACCCCAACCTCGGCCTCACCCGACATGAACAACACCTCCCCTTACCGCCATCCGACACTTGCCGCACACCGTCCCGAAGCCCAGGTCGCGCCTCGTCATGCGCCGACCGCAGCAGACACAACGGCGCCCTTGCCTCACGGGGTTGGGGTGACACGTCGCGGCGAGTCTCACGCGATATCCCTCCCGGTGAGATAGCTGGCGATGCGTCGGTGGGCCGCCGACCGGAGACTGAAATTCTTCTCGGCGCGAAAGACGGTGGCCACGGAAACGAACGCGCCTACCGCCACGTCCTGGAGCGACTGACGAGATTTCTGCCGGAGGCGACGGTAGTGGGCGCCGCGACATTTGGCGATTGCCTGATGAAACATCTTCGGGACCGAAAACCGACTCACTCTGAAACCCCCTTCGTTACCCATATCTTCCATGCCCAACGTATCACACCCTCTGAAGGTCGTCAAGAATATTCTTCCCCACAGATGCCCAGTCAGCCGCACTTCGGGGTATCGGAAGAAAAGCCTTGATAAGGAATTCTCCCTGGGGTAGAATAGGACGGCGCCAAGGATGTGCGAGGGGAGGTGACGGGATGACCCAAGAGAGGAACGCCAAAGAACTCCATGCGGTGGCAAGGAACGTGAGGCGGTTCAGGCAGACGAGGGATTGGTCTCTGGCGGAACTCGCCGAACGCGCCGGGATGGCACCAAGCTACATTTCGAACCTTGAGAACGGCAAGGTGCCGAACCCGAGCCTAGATGCGCTAGGTGCGATAGCGACGGCTCTGGGGAGTTCTCTCCGGGAGTTGCTCATCAGCGACGGGGACTCGCCCAATCTGGCGGACTTCCAGGGCCTGTGGGAGAACTTGGACGAGCAGGGACGCGACGCGGCGCGGTTGCTGATGAGTGCGTGGAGGCTGAGGCTCGTGGCCGGTGAACTCGCACTGAACCCTCTGATCGGCGATGAACACCGCCAGGTAGCGGCCTGACAATGGGCGGCCTGACAACTAAACAGCGGTAGGGAGCCAATCACGGGTAGGGCTTCCCTGGGAGCGGAGGCGCCGACCGATGACTCACAGCGGGTCGGGCCAGGAGAGGGTAGGGTGCCCCAGGAGAAAGGAGTTGTTCCCGGATAATATGGGTTATGTCTCTCCGGGAACGGCGCGAGGCCCACAAGGTGATTGGCGAGGAAACCCCTAGATAGCGGCCAAGACGATACCCAGACCACTCCCAGGCCACTCGAAACGCGATTGGCTAAAGAAGCAATTAGTTGACAATTCCAATTATGGGCCTTAACCTCATGGCGGGAAGGCCCGAATACCAAAAGGAGCGGGATAGAATGGTAGGAGACGGCTACGGTTATGCGCGAACCGTCAGCGCGTCGTACGACCTCTCGCACATGGCCCTTTGGCCTCGGCTCTACCTCGAAGGCGACTACCAGCGCGCCACCATCCTCCTCTCCCCCGTCCACGCCCCCGGCGATACCGACCCGCCGCAGCAAATCACATTCCGGCTTACACTCCGCCGCGCGGACCTGTTCTCGCTGGTTTATCAGGGCGAGACAATCATGCGGCGTGTCCTGGGTTTGTCGTGTCGGGACTATGGCGAGGGCGTGGAGGAGGAAGCGCGGGAGCGGAGGTTTGAGACGGCGGCCAGGTTCCCGGCGCGGCCGGCGGCGGAGCGGCGGGTGGAAGCACGGAGGCGGGGGGCGGGCGCAGAGGCGGCAGTGGCAAGCGAGGTCGGTGAGGCGAAGGCAAGGATCGCGGCGGTCGCCCGGCGGAACGTGGTCCGGGATGAAAGCGACGGCCGGAGGTACATCGAGTCACCGGACATAGACGCGGTTACTTGACAGTGGGCCTTCCCACGCGAGGCGGTCCCGCCCGGCGAAGGCGGGACCGCCTCTTCCGTTGCGCTACGATGGGCCTAGAATGCCCCTAGGAAGGCCCAGGACGAATGAAAGCCTAGAACGGGACCTTGGGGTCGTGGGTCCCGGTAACGCGGCCCAGTTGGTCGTCGTAGAGAGGAGTCTCGGTCGCGTTCGGCCCCGACGCGGTCCCGTCCTCCGCCTTCCCCGGGCCAATCCCCTCCCGTGGCCGCGACTCCAGGAACGTCACGCGTTCGGCGACGACCTCCATCTTCGACCGCGCCTTCCCGTCCTCGCCCTGCCACTTCCGCACCTGGAGCCGCCCTTCCACGGCGACGCGGGAACCTTTGCCCAGGTAGGTCGCCATGTTCTCCGCCGTCTTCCCCCAGCAGACGAGGGGAACCCAATGGACCTCCGCTCCCTCTCCCCCACTCCCGGCGACGGCCAGGTCCAGGTTGAGCACGGCCTTGCCGCTGGGGGTGTAGGTCAGTTCCGGGTCGCGGCCCAGTCGGCCGGTGAGGCACACCACGTTGAGGTCGGACATTCAGACCACTCCTCTCTCTGTCCGCTCCCCGGGAACCTCCTCGGGGTACGCGGCGCACAAGGCGTCAACCGAATCGAATACGGGGATGCCTAAGTCCAGGGCCTTCCGCCATTCCATGAGAGTCCCGACCGACAATTCCGACTCGGGCAACAGGAGTAGGGTGTGGCAGGCCGGGAGGATGAGGAGATCCTGGGTGAGCCAATCGGCGTGGGGTACGTCGGGACAGTCGCGCTCGAACCGGGCGGAATTGAGATGCGGGCAGAAATAGGAGAACCCAGCGAGTTTGACGGCTATGGCGGCCCGGCGGGCCTCGGCGATGTTGGCCTCCACGCCCGCCTCGGTCGGCGCGGAGTACGGGCCAGCGACGTAGACCAGGATGGCGCGGCGACTACCCAACGGCATCAACCTCCATCCGCTCCCTTACCGCCGCCTCAATCGCGTCCGGCAGATTCCACAGGCCCGGCATCCCTCGGCAGGGGATTGGCTGGATGGGACGCGGCCGGGCGAACACGAAGCCGTGCTTGCCCTTCACGTGCCACCGGGAACACGGGTAGGCCGACGGGCGCACGCACCCCATCATGTCCACGACGCCGATGATGGCTTGGTAGGCGAAATCGAGTTCCGGGTCCCTCCCCAACAAAGGGTTCGGGATGCCCCTATCCGCCATCAGGTCCTCCGCCGCCGCGAACTCCGCCGGGTCCAGTCGCTTCCCGGCGTGGATGGCGAGGAGGTCCCGGTAGGCACTCCACCAATCGCGGTTCTCGCAATTCTTCGGATCGTAGCCCAGCGTGGGCGGGTAAATGCACAGCCACGCCCAGGGTTGCCAGATGGTCAGGGCCTTCATGGTCACGTTATCGCTCCCCTCCGCAATCCCCACCATGAGCGCCTCCCCACAACACCAGGGCCATAGCGCACAAGCCCCATGCAACAACCATGATGGCAAACTCCCACTCCGAGAACATGGACCATCATCCTCTCCTAGACCGCGCAGATGGCGCAGGGCTCCTCTTCCGGCTCCGGCCACAGGGCAACTTGGCGTTCGGAGGCCGTGCGTAGTTGGGCAAGGGTAAAATAGGCACCGCACACTTGTTCGGGCTGGCCGTTTCTGATATAATGGCTGATATGGGAACACGACCTTCCGAAACGTACACTAGGCGACACACGTTTGATTGGTCCTTCTTCGACCACATTGACACCGAGGCCAAGGCTTACATTCTGGGCTTCCTGGCGGCAGACGGTCACGTTGACGGAGATAAGGTCGCCTTTTCTGCCAAGGCGGCGGACCGGGATGTTCTTGATCAGATTCGAGTTGCAATGGGGGCTTCTCAATCCATCCGGTTTAGGGATACGGAGTGGGGAGGCAAGGTCTACAAGCAAGCAACCCTGGAGTTGTGCTCGCGTCCAATGGTGCGCCGCCTGGCGGATATGGGCTTGGCCGAACTGAAAATCAAGAGAACGAGCGGCCCCGTTGATGTTCCCGATCATCTTCTGGCGCATTGGCTTCGCGGCTATTGGGATGGAGATGGCTGGTTGACCAAGCGCCGTTGCGCTTCCGGCTTCTCGCCCATTGTGAGTTGCGCGGGTTGGTCGAGGCCCACGATGGAAGACATCGCTAACCTGTCGGCGCGCTTCTGCGGAACCGCGACCTTGCTTGAACGGAATGGGACCGGATGGGCGGTCCGCCTTCAGGCCGACCGTGCGAGGCGTTGGTTGCGAGTCGTCTATCCTGAGAGCGCCGTCATCGGACTTGCACGGAAGAGGATGTTGGCCAAGGAATTGGTCGCCCTGCCCCCTCTCTCGCTCAGCCAAGCACAATGCCTTCGTCGCCAGAGGGAGCAGCGAGAGGCATTTGCCCGATACGAACCCATTCGCCAGGCACGACGCGAAGGGCAGACATACAGCCAGATCGCCCGGACGTTTGGGATTGATCCAAGCTGGGCCTGGGAACTTTGCCGCCGGAAGAGCACTTAGGGCTACGCTGTCCGCCCCACCGCTGAATGCTACGTAGTCAACCTTGTCCGTCACGCTACCCCTCCTCCGCGAACAATGGTCCCACCGTGGCGTCGCGCACCCGGTTCCGCGCTAGCGCGGAGTACGCGGCGCTGGCCTCGAACCCGATGGACCGGCGACCCAACTCCCACGCGACGATGCAGGTGGTGCCCGAGCCGACGAAGGGGTCAAGGAGGATGCTGGGCACGGGGTCGGCGGCCGGGCAGGAACAGGTGGGTGTGAAGCCGAGAGTGCGGACATGAACCACGGGGCCTCTGCGGATGTCCAATGTCTCCCCGCCGCCCTGGAGATCGCGGCCGTGCTTGCCGACCGGCGGGCTTCCGCTCCGGCCAGATCCACTCTCGAACGTCCGCGATTTCTCCACCATCCGCTTCCACGGAGCCCCGCACGTCGCGCACGTCTTCTCGGGGCAACCGGCCTTGACCATCGGGCGGACGAGGGCGCGGGGAAAGGTGGCGAAGTGGGCGCCGGGGTAGGGCTCGGTGGGGATGGTCCAAACGTCGCGGAGGTTGCGTGAGCCTGTCTGTTCCGTATTGCGGCGACCGGGGCGGTGCGTCCCATGCGTCTGCCCAGGGATGGCCACGGCCCGCTTGGAGTTCTCTCGCTTGAACGTGCCAGCCGCCCCAGCATAGACCCCAGCGGACTCCCTCACCGCGTCCGCGTCGTAGAAGTACCTCTCTGACTTTGACAGCAGGAAGACGTGCTCATAACTCTTGGTCGGCCTGTCGGTCACGCTCTCGGGCATGGGGTTGGGTTTGGCCCAGATGATGGGGGAGCGGAGATGCCACCCGTCGGCGCGGAGGGCGAAGGCGAGCATCCAGGGGATGCCGATCGTATCCTTGGGTTTGAGACCGACAGAGGCCAAGTCCATCCCCGCCGACGCCTTGCCGCCGCCGTGGTTGTAGATGTAGTCCTGTTTGCCGCAGTCACCCGGGCGGCGTTGGCCCTTCTTGGCGGCGCGCGCAGAACTGTCGCCGATGACCACGAAGAGGACCCCGTCGCGGCGCAATACCCGACGGACCTCGCGGAATATCTCGACCATGCGGCACACATAGCACTCGCCGCACTCGGCAGGCTCGAAGCAGTCGGCCAGCTCTGGCGGCACTAACTTGACATCAAGGACCGCTTGGGATAGAATAGACTCCATGAGCGCCTCCTTGTGCACAGAATGTGGGAAGCCCAGGCCTAAGCGCAATCGTCTTTACTGCGGCAATTCCTGCAAGATGAAGGCTAGAAATCGTATTGCCAATCCCGCGCAAACCGTAGAAGCGCGGGCCAAGATTGCGGTTGCCTCTGCGCTTCGCGGGAACGCGCACATGATGACGGCGGAAAGTCGAGCGAAAGCTGTCGTAGGAATATCTAAGGCAAGCCGCGGTAGAAGTCTGTCCGATGAGCACAAGCGACGCATCGGAGATGGTGTCCGCCGCGCTGGATGCCGCCCACCCGCCAACCTTCACCTTGTTGGACCTCGCCATCCGAACTGGATTGATGGATCGTCCACAATCAGGAACAAGGCGTTCAACGGCCCTGAGTATGCGGCTTTCAGAACCGCCTGCTTGATGCGTGACGATTGGACATGTCAGGACTGCGGTAAGCGCGGGGGCCGCCTCGAAGTCCACCACGCCGAACCATGGGGGCCAAGGCCCGAACTGCGATACGCCGTCGAAAACGGGGTTACGCTTTGCCGTCATTGCCACCTCACACATCACAGGAACCAACCTCGCCCAACAACCATCGGACCACGCGTGCTTTCTGATCTTCCGTCAAATCGCGCCGAAGCCTGACCTTCCCGCGAAGACCACAATCCGGGGTCGGCTCCATACCCAATTGGTCCGTCCCCAGCCCGTAGTCACGAAGCAAAAAGTACGGCGGCGAAGTGATGCAGCAATGCACCGACCCGTCCGCCAGACTCCGCATACCCTCGCGGCAATCGGCGTGGACGATGACGGGCCGGGTGTCCACGGGTAGCGCGAGGGGTGAGGGGTCAGGGGTGGGCCTCATCCTTCACCCTCCGCCTTCACCCTGACCTCGCCCACTCCAAGCACCGACCCCAACGCCTTTTGCTCCAGCAGCAATAGCCGCGTCAACTCCTCGTCGCTCATCTTCCGAACCCGCTTGGCCAGTCGCGCGAACGCCTCCGCACCCATGGTCACGGACCTGTCGCCGCTGGACAGGGTGACGGTGACGCCGCTAGGTTTAGGCATCAGAACTCGGCTCCTCCGTTTTCAGCGACCGGCCCGACTCGTCGCCGACCGCTTCCCGGAGTCGGGCCGCCGGGCAGTCGAATTCCCGCTCGGTCAGGGTCACGCGCAGCGACCACCCGTCGCTCTCCACGGTGATTGCGTAGTCGCTAGACTCGGGCATCGGGAGGAGTCTCCTCGCGCGCGGTTCCCTCGTCCGGGACTTGGGGCGGTTCCAGGTGTACCGAACCACTGGGGGCAGAGAAAGCCACGAGGTCAACCCGGAAGGGCCTGGGTTCGCATTTCGCCGTCAACTGCCAGCCGCCAGGAAGGACGATGGGACAATGCGGCACCATGTCCCGGACGAACTGGTCGCAGAGTCGCCCCATCTCGTCGTCTTCCGTAATCCTGGGTATGTCAGCCATCAAGCCTCGCCTCCTTCCCCGGGCTACTCCCCTCCCCCGCCGCGCCCGGGGGTCGGCGGGTTCATCGGGGCCGTCTCTACGCCCAGGTGCGGGCTTTAGTCGTCCGTATCCGGGTCCGATGCCACGCCGCTACCCACGGTGCTGTCTGGGACCGCGTTGGGCGTTGGTGTCACAGGCGTGGGCGTCGCGGGCTTGTCCCTGTCCACCCAGAGTTTCTCGCGCCGGACCTGCTGCTCGATGAGGGTGTTGATGAAGACGTGGAAGTCGCCCAGGAGTTTACTCGCCAGTTGCTTCTCGGCGTCCGTGACCATGACAAGGAGGGCGTTCTTCGTCCTCCTGAACGCCGCCAACGCTTCGTCCCGCGTCAACTTCCCGTCCGCCCGCCCCTTCTTCAGGGCGTCCACGTACGTCTCGTTTGTGCTCTCGACCGCCTGGCTCACGATGTCGCCGAGATACTCCACGAACTCCTTGACGTACGCCGTCTTGGCCCGCGCCGTCAAGTGTGCCACCAGGTCCTTGAGGACCCACACCGCGCCCGCCGCGATGAACGGCGCGAGGACCTGCGCTATCTGCGTCCAAATCTGGAGCCACATATCTACCCAGTCCACTTGCCATCACTTCCCTTCGAATGTCTGTCTTGTTCTGGCAATCAGGTCGTTGTGGGCCGCCACCAGACTCGTCACGGCCCCCACGTCTCCCTCCCTCTCCGTCTCCATCCCGACCCGCGCCACTACCCGCGAGATGGCCGCGCAGATGCTGACAACGGCGTAGGCGAATACCTGCGACGGCGTGACGTACTCCTGTTCGGCCCCAGCCCCGGCCCCGGCGGTGGGGAAGGAAACGACCTTGCCCCCGTCCTTGCCAGGCCAGCGCCGCCGACCCCTCACGCGACCTCCACCCCCGTCTCGCGCGCGTAGCCGCCCATCCTCACCCGGACCATCACGTCGCCGCCGGGTGGCAGCACATTGCGCTCCTCGTACCCGCCCCACTCCTTGATGGCCGGGGTCATCACCAGGTGGTAGAGGCGCCACTCGCCGCGCTTGGTCCGCCGGTCGTAGTGGTAGTAACTCCCCGGGAGCCAGGTGGCGCGGTGGAGGTGGGACATGAAGTAAAAATCACAGGCGGGGAAGATGCGGGGAAGGTCGGCGAGTTTGTTCGGCCCCGCCCCGGGCGTCCGACCGCCGCCATGGCCGTGGGTGAGATAAACGACGTAATGGTTCGGCTTGTCGTGGGCGTTCTTCCCCAAGGTCATGTGCAGGTGGATGCCGTACTGCCGTTCGACGGTGAAGCGCGGGACCGGCGGGACCTTGACGCCGGCGCGGCGATCCTCGGCCTCCTCCAGCGGCGACTTCACGCGGTCGATGCTCCCGGCGTAGGCGGACGTGATGCCAAGGACGTAGCAGATTTCCGCGCCCCGGAGGATGCCCGCCGCTTTGAAGAGGCGTGCCTCGTGGTTCCCGTCGTTGTACGCGAGAATACGCCCGGCAGCGGCGAGGGGCCGAAGGAGCTCAATGACCTCGATGAATTGGTCGGTGTTGGTGAGGTCCTGCTCCGTCGGTATCTCGACGCTGCCGGGCGTAGCGGTGTTGGCTATGTCGCCGTTGAAGGCGCAGAAGCGATTGGGGGCGGCCAGGATGCGCGCGCGTTCGGCGAGGAACCGCGCCTTCTGGAACCCGTTGCCGACGTGCAGGTCCCCGAAGACGGTGAGGACCGCCTCCGCGTGCTCGCCTAGCGGGCGGAAGATGTCTTTCACGCGCCGCCTCCCGCGTAGGTCGCCGCGTCTCGTCGTATCGTCCAGTCCATGAACTGACACGCGAACCACGCCAACTCCCGCCGCGTCACCTGATCGTCTGGCCGGAAGTCTCCGGTCCCCGCGTCGCCGCGCAGGACACCTTCCTTGAGGCACCGGGCGATGGCCTCCACGCCGGGGTCGTTGGGTCCAACGTCCGGGGCGGGGCCGACAGCGAAGTACAGTTCCGCGTCGAACCAGTCGCCGCTGTGGAGCCGGACGCCGAGATGCAGGTGGGGCGGCATGGGTTTGCCGTCCAGGCGGGAACCCGAGGAACCGGAGTAACCGATAATCTCTCCCGCGCGGACGGGCATAGGCGCGTCGGCATGAGCAGGGCCGCCGAGGCGTGGGCCACGTAGGCCGAGGTGACAATAGCGGCTCGTGCCCCAGATGTGCCTGACCAGGACGTAGAACCCGCTCCGGGCGTCGAAGTCGTCCGCCGTGATCTCGCCGTCGTCCACCACTCGAACCGGCGTCCCCATCGGGCAGGCGAAGTCCGTCCCGAGATGCCCACGTGGCCCCCAGCAAGCCGCCTTCGCGCCGAAGTTGCCCCCGGGCGTGACCGGCCACTTGGCGTCCACCGGGCGCAGGAGTTTGGGATAACTCATACCGGCTTTCCCCCTCGCATGTTGAGTATCCAAAAGAGTCCTAGAAGAAGGAGAACGAACACGGCGCCAACGATGGTCACGGCTTGTACCACCATGCGAGGGCGTTGGCGATGAGACCCACGATGATGCCGAGGGCGACCTTCGCCATGGTGCTGTTCATCTGCCCGAGGATCGTCCCGGGCAACGCGGCGAGATCCACGCGGATACCCGAAACGGTTTCGGCCAGGGCGTCGAACTTGCCGTTCTGCGCCGCGTCCCGGATCTCCAGGTTCACGAGCCTGGCCCCGTGGTCCGCGTTGAGTTCGGCTTGTTTCGTAGAGGCAGCCACCTTACAATTCACCACCTTCCGCGCTAAGTTCTAGGGTAGGTTGGGAACTCCTTCCGTGGGGGTCAAGAACCATGCCGGTCACAGAACAGCAGGGGGAAAAGGAAGCGAAACCGTTGCCTCGGGGAGAGGGAACATGCGTCGGGAACTTGACGGCAGCGGCGACGGGTGGTAGGATTAGGGTGGCTGGCGGCATCCTGCGTAGTGGAATGGTTAACACGCCTGGACCGCCCGGCTTGGCTAGCTGGGAACCGGGAGGTGCGGGTCCGAGTCCCGCCGCACGAACATGGGGGAAGGCCAACCCCGCCGCCAGCCTTGAAAAGTTAATCTTCGGTCAACGGGGCGACGTGGCTAGATGACACGCATGGCCCAGGCGTGAGACGCCGGCGCGACGCCGGGAAGGTCCGCTGGGTCAATGAGCGAAGGCCAAGCAAGCCGGTGCGAGACCGGCCCCCGTTGCGCCGATGCGTACGCCAGTTCCTTCCGGGGCTGGCCGCTGAACCGCTGACGCCCGCGAGGGTGGTCGGCGGTTCGTGCTTAGCCCCCGCTTCGGTCGAGTATCCGTCGGGTCCTCTTGACCTCCATAAGAAGTCCGATTAGGGGCACCAGATACAGGACGGCGAGGAGGGTGAAGACACAGTAGAGCGCGATGAGCCAGCCGGGTTGGCCCAGAAACCTAGAGAGCCGAAACACCAGATAAACGAAGGCGGTCTTACATACCAAGGTCATGACTGCCGCGAACCCCAAGAGTTGTTCGGCGAAATAGGGGTCCATGAACGAAAACGAAATCCGGAAGATGAGATTAAGGACGACCATGCCCAGGAACCCAAAAAGAAAAACATTGCGTTCACGGGTCAGTCTCTGATGGGCCAAATCACTCGCCTCCCCCAAAATGATGAGGGGTTCGTTCCCAGGGTCTCCCTTCCCTGCCATCCCCACTCCACTCTCTCGCCCCGGGCGTCCCATCATTCTTTCGTGCTTCAACCTATCCCCCGCTGAACGGCCCGCGCCGTTTGCTCTTCCCGCCGCCACGCCGGAAACTGAACTCCATCGTCGCGCGCGCGGGTGCCTTCTTCTCCGCCGCCGGTATCTCCACGCCCTTGCTCTTCTCCCGCCCCATGATGGCCCGCAGGATACGGTTCCGCTCGTATTCGATGTTCAGCGCGTTCTTCTCCGGCGACAGCGACGAAAGCCCGACACCGAGGAACGGGGAGCCGAGTTGTTCCACCGGGGCCTGTCCGCCGAGGACGCCGATGCCGCGCCCCACATCGCGGAGGAAGACAAGTTGGTCGGCGAGGTACTTCACCTTCGCGGGCATCCGCAGTTCGGTCTCGCCCGTGTCGGGGTTCTTGACCTCGCGCAGTCCCAGGTGTGGCCGCAGTTCCTCCCAGCCCGGCAGGACGCGCGCGGCCTTCTCGAAAGCCCAGATGTAGCCGGGGGCCTCCACGTACTCGCCGGGGTAGTCCTCGATGGGCCGGCCGGAGTAGAGTTGCTGCTTCGTGGTGAGTTCGCCGATGATGCGCGGCAGCGGGGCCAGCATGGCCATGATCTCGCGCGCCCCCGGCAATACCAGGTCGGTCAGGGGCAGGTCGATGTTCGCGTAGAGTCGGCCACGCGCGGTCTGCCACGGCAGGCGGATGGAGTAGGTCTTCCTCATCCAGTCGGGGAGGTCTTCCTCGCCCGGGCCGGTGGAGAGTGATTCCACGGCGGCCTTGAAGTGGCCCAACTTCGTGTAGACGCCGGGCTGCTGGAGGAGCATGGAGAATTGGAGGGGGATGTTCTTCCGGCTCCAGGTGAAAAAAGGCAGGAACCTTTTCATGATGTTCTGCTCGAAGGGAGTGAGTTCCTGATAGTCGAAAAGGAACTGCTTCACGGACAGTGTGGCGGCCTCCGCCGTGTAACCCTCGGCCCGCTTCGCCAGGTAGTGGGCGACCCGCGCGTTATCCTCTACGGCGGTGCCGACCTTACGACCGGTGACGATGGGGTGCGTCGCCGCTTGCCGCAGCCCCTGCCTCTCCCCGCGGCCCGCGAGGATGGCCTCCTCGATGGACTGTCGCACGTCCGCGCCGAGCCAACCCTGCCCGACGACGCCGGAGGAGATGGCCTCCCGCCAGAGTTCCTCGCCGTTCTTGCCCCCGATGGTCAGCGCGCGCAGGGCCTCCGGCCCCTTGGCGGCGGCGCGTTGGAGTTGCAAGGCGTCGGTGTACCAATGAGCGTCGCGCACCCCGGCCAGCCAGTTGTTGAAGACGTTCGACAGGGCGTTGCGGATGTGGAACCCGGGGCGCGGCGCGGTGGCCGTGCCCTTCCAGAAGTTCGTCGGAACATCGAGAATTCTGAAAATCTCTATCAGTATTGAATTGTTAGTAAATGGTTCCTTGAAGTCCTTGAGCCACCTGGCGAGTTGGGGATGGACCTTCACCTTGTCCAGTTGCGGGATGGGCGAGTCCACGAAGTGCGCCGGGGCGGTCTTCGCGTCCGCCACCAGGTCCTCGCCGAGGTTGCGCAAGCCGAGGAGCATGTCGTGGTCGGCCATCACCCGCGAGTGGGCGATCTTACGGATGGCCATGACCTTGACCCAATCCTTCTCTATGTCCAGCTTCTCGAACCCCGGCACATCGGCCCGCGCCCACTCCACGAACCGCTCCAGGTCGTCGAAGGTCTCCAGGGTGCGTTGCCGGGCGAACCGCGTCTGTTTCGGCAGTTTCGACAGCCGCTCCTGCCACTTCGCCCGGGCCGCCGGCGCCGCCGTGCCCTTGGCCATCTCCTCGGCCAGGAACGCCGTCTTCGCCGCCGCGCGTTCGCCCTGGGCGACCTCCCCCTCCACCGTCCGCCACTTGGCCATGGCGTTCTGCAACTGGTCCATCTGCTCCGGTTTGTAGCCGGTCATCACGTGCGGGAAGTAGTTCGCCCGGGCGTCGTCCAGGGCGCCCACGGCGAGTTCGGTCTTGCCCATCTCGTCGAAGGTGGTCTTGGCCTCCTGGGCGAAGGGCCGCGCGGACGCCGGGAGTTGGCTGAAATCGCCCGAGTCCACGGCCCGCATGATGGCGTAGTCCGAGGAGATGGTGCGGGCGGCGGCAGCGGTCGTCGCGGGTAGGGATTGCCGGAGTTGCTGCGTTAGTAGCGGGCGAAACTCCGAATAGTCCTTGAGGACGTGCGAGGGCACGGTCTTGCCCTGGGAAAGCGCGGCGCGCACCAGTTCCTCGTGTCCCGCCTTCGGAACCACCCCTCGGTCCATGAGAGGGAAAATGTCCTTAGCGGCAACATCACCCAAAACCATCGCGTCATTGCGAGCCAATGCGGCAATACCATCGGGAACCCCGAGACTGAGTTGTTCCGGTGTCGGAACCAGGTCTTTGAGGCGGACACGGAGAGCCATGACTTGACGACCATAACCTTCTACGTCGTAGGGAGTCCCGCCAACATACAATCCCCGTCCGATGCCTCGACCGGGCGCAAATTCTGCTGGTATTCCCGCTTCGTGCCGAAGCATCGCCAGGTTTTGGGGCTTTCCCCCGCTCCGCGCACCCGAGGCGGCAAGTTTCTCGGCGGTCTTGGGGTCTGTGGCGTGATAGACCCACACATAATCGTCTGGCAGCAATTGCCGGAGACGACCCTCGAATTCCTCGGCGGTTTCTCCGACCACTCTACTTCTCCTGTAGAATTCCGAAGCCGCAAGTTGCCACGGTTCCCCAGTGGTCCTCCCTTCGGCGGACTTCAATTGCCCTAGTGCCCGCCGCAGGGCCTCGCCCTGTTCGGCATCGAGTTTCGTCAGGGAGTCCACGCCGAAGAGGTCTTTCGCCACGCTGCGCAGACCCTCGTGGTCCAGTCCGACCTTCTTCCCCGCACCATGAAGCCCGCGCATGGTTCCTTGGGTGATAGGCGCCTTGGGCGCGCCGACCGTGACCGTGGGCGTGGCCTCGCGGACGGTCTCCCACTCCCGCGCGAGGTCCGTCGTGTCCTCAAGGACCTGCCGTTGTCCGGCCCGCGTCCTGTCGCGCCAACGCCGCCCGATGTTCGCCACGCGCCGGGGTTGGCCCGCGTCAACGACGAACGCCTTACCCAACACGTCCGCCGTCTTCCGCCCCGCGCCGAGGAGGGCCTGCCCTATCTTCGTCTCCCCGGCCTTCGCGCCGGCGGCTTCGATGCCCCGCGTCAGGGCCTCGCCCGGTCGCGCCAGGGAGAACTCGCCCACGGAGATTCGCTTCTTCGTCGGGAACAGGTTGAATCCGACCCTCGCCGTGCGCGCCGGTTTCGCCCGCAGGAGGGCCTCTTCTATCGGCCCCCGCAACGTGGCGTCGCCCGCCCGTTCGGCGGTCTCCCTCGCCACGTCCCGCGCCGCCTGCGACCCGAACACCCGTCGCCCGGCCTCCGGTTCCACGACGACGGCGAGGTCCTTGACGACGCCCCGCAGCGTGGCCTCCGGCAACTCGCGTCCGGCCGCCTTGAACGTGGTCCGCAACCCTCGCTCCAGGGCCGCCTCGGTGATGGCCTTCGTGCCGCCCGTCACCCACGAAGCGGGGTCCAGGACTATGTCGCCGAGGAGTCCTACCGCGCCCTTGGCCACCTTGCCGCCGGTCGTCGCAGGCTCCCAACCGAGTTCGCCGAGGATGTCTCCCGTCGTGTGTTTCTCCTGGAGGGTCAGTCCGCGCCACGCCTGTTTTCCGGCCTCCGCCAAGCGGCCCTCGGGACCACCCTTGACCGCGCCGTGGAGGTAGCCCGCGACACCGTAGAAGGGCCGGGAGATTTGGTCTATGACCCACATGAGGCCACGTTGGCTCTTCTGCTCCAACTTGAGTTGTTCGGCCAGGCTGGGACCGACAGTACCTCCGGCCTGCAACCGTCGCAGGAGGTTCTCGTTCTGCTTGGAGATCTTCTGCGTCTCTTCGGTGGTGGTCGGTTCGACGGACGACTTGGCCGCCCTGGGCTTGGTGAAACCGCCCGAGAACGGGCCGCTGCGCCGACCCGAGGAACCGGAGGAGAAAGGCCCGCGCCGGGTAGGCATTATCGCCCCTGCGGACGCGCGGCGGAGCGATAGACGTTCAACGCGGTATGAAGACGGTCGGCTTCAGCGCGAGTGAGCGACCCCGCGGACACGGCCCCTTCGATGACGGCCTGCGCTTTTTGCATGGTGAGTGCGCCCGATATAAGGTCTTTGACCATCCCGGCGTACTGGTCGCCCATGAAGTTCTCGTCCAGCCCCGCTGCCTTGTCCTCGGCGACCCACCGGGCGATCTGCGCCTCCGACTCCCTCTGCGACTGCCCGAACTCCGCTTCCCACCGGCGCGTGCTCTCCGCCGTGGTCGCCGCGCCCCGCGTCTGCTCCGCTTCCCATCGGCGCCTGCTTTCCGCCGTCGCGGCCTCACCCTGCTGCCGGTCGTAGCCCAATTCCTGCTGCCGCAGGGCGCGTTCGATGGCCGACTCCTGGAGGCCCGTCTCGTACTGCGCGATGCCGGGTATCTGCGCCACGCCTTGGCCGAGGACTTTCTGCGCCATCTCGGCCTGCGCGGACTTGGCCCAGGTACTCTCGCCCAACCCCGGGCCGCGACCGTACCAACCTTCGCGCACCGCGCCGACGGCTTCGGGAACCTGCGCCCGGTAGCCTTCGAGAAGGGCTTGGTAAACCGGCGACGTGGCGGAGTTCCAAGGGGTGATGGCGGTGGAGATAGGACCCCCGCCCGTCACGCCGGGAATCGCTGCGCCGCCGGCCACGCCGGGAAGCCCCGTGCCCGGGGTTCCCGCGCCTGCGCCCCCACCGAACAAGCCGGGGTAGGCGGCTTGGAACTCCGCCGCCGCGCCGGGGTCGGTGAAGGGAGTACCGGCGCCCTGTTTCCGCTTGATTTCGGCGGCGTAGGCTTCCGGGCTCCCGAACCAGTCCAGGTTCCCCGCGTAGGACGCGCCCGGAGACGCGCCCGGCGACGCGCCGGTGGCCGAACCGGGTCCCGCGCCCAAGGCGCCGAAAATCGGGCCGCGCCCCACCGCCGCGCCCGCCCCGGCGGTTTCACCGAACAGAGTGGGATTGTCGGCCTGGAATTTCGCGGCGGCGGCGCGGTCGGTGAAGGCGATGCCCGCGGCCTTCTTCCGCTTTATCTCGGCGGCGTACGCCCCCGCGCTTCCAAGACCCCCGTAAGACGTGGACGGAGACATGGAACAGAACCCCTTTCCAAGACTACTGGGCCAAACCTCGCATGACCAGTCCGTCCACCTGCGCCCGGATGCGCCCGAGTTGGGTGGAGGTGAGGACGATGGTGTTGAGACAATCCGCGTAGGCCACGCCGAAGGTGAGCCAGCCCGTCCGGTTTATGTCGAGCCAGTCCTGGTCCGCCGTGAACCCCGCCCCGCCGCCGAGGGCCGCCGTGCGGTCGGTCCCGTTGATGGTGACGGTCACGCCGGTGGCCGTGGTTGCCTCGTAGATGCCGTAGACGGCGGCGTGCTCGTGGTCGGCGATGTCAACCGTGTGCGTGTGGGGCATCAAATGGACGTGGCTCGGGACGCTGTGCTCGTGCGAGGGGCCGGTGTGCGTGTGCGCCCAGCTGGCCGCGAACACGTTCCCGCCCCACACGCCGTCTTCCGGGGTCAGCGTGGTCATCTCGGTGTCCGAGGCGTCCCGGATGGTGATGGACTCCACCGGCAGTGCGACCCCCTCCATGTCCAGCGTGGCCGTGCCGTTCACCTCGTGGGCCGTGACCCCGCCGCAGGTGGCGTCCCAGCCGTCCGGCAGGCCGGTGACGGTGATGGTGTTGCTGGCGTCGCTGACCGCGAGGACATCCCCGCCCCACACGTCGTTCGTGGAGGTGTAGGTCACTTTCACGGCGTCGCTCGCGTCCCGGACCTGGAGGGTCGTCTGGGGTAGCGCGACTCCCGCCATGTCCAGCGTGGCCGTGCCGCCGGACTCGGTGGCCGTGACGCCGCCGCAGGTAACGTCCCACCCGGTGGGCAGGCCGGACACGGTGATGGAGTTGGCAGAGGAGATGCCCACGTTGTCGTAGTGGACGTGGGCGGTGTTGATTGTGGCGGCGGAACTGTACAGATAGACCAGGCCCGTGGTGTAGGTGTTATCCGTGGCCGACAGGATTAGGTTTCCGCCCCAGTAGACCTTGATGGCCCCGGTGACGGTGTTGTGGAGAATCTTCCAGGCATACGTGGTGCCGATGACGCAGGCGACCCCCGCCTCGGAGTCGAGCGTCGTCGGGGCTCCCGCGTCGAAGCGGACGAGGGTGGCCGTGACACTCGCGCCGCTCGGGATATAGAAGCGGTAATAGTTGGAGCCGGAGAGATGCCAGTAGACAAACGCGTACCCGGCGGCGACCGTAACTTGGCCCCCGTAGACCAGACTGTTGGAGTAGGTCGCCTTGGACTTGACCCCGGCCCCCACCGCGCCCCCGCTGGCCGCGACGGACAACTCGCCCGCCTCGATGGCGACGGTGCCCGCAACGACCGTCCAGTTGTCGCCGACAGCCCCGTCGAAGGGGTCGTAGAGCAGTTTGCCCGTGCTGGACCGGGAGATGGTGATGCCGGTAGGTGCGTCAACCCCGCCGCCCGGAGCCGTCGCCCCGGCGCCCTCGGTTCCCGACGTTCCGGCGGCGACCGCCGCCGTGTCGGCTGCCGAGGACGCCCCGGAAGTGACCGTGGCCTGGCCGCCCGCCGCCGCCGCCTTGGAGTAGGAGCGAAAAGGAAGCAGGGCGAACCGCAAACCCATGTCCGCGATTTTCGTCATGCCGCGCGGCATCCAAAACTTCAGCGCGGCCGAGTGCGTCCCGTCCACCGAATCCTCGTGGTAAGCGTAGACGGACTGGGCCACCTCGTTCGAGCCGAGGTAGCCCCGGCGGGCGAGGTGGAGGAGGTCGTCCAGGCTGCCCCGGTCGAAGTCCGACAGCTCGACGGCCTTCCGTGGCGCGTCAGGGTTCCACTCCCGCGGCATCTAGTCACCCCTCCTGTATCGTGCCGTGATGTTCTCGATGGTGGCCGGTCCCGCCGTGCCGCTGAGCCTCAACCGCGCCACGTGGCCGCGCACGGCCTCGCCGTCGGCGAAGGGGCAGGGGATGCGCTTCACCGGTGTCTCCGTCGCCAGGTTCACCGTGGCCGCCGTGCCGAAGGCCCCGGCGATGCTCATGGCATAGGCGATGGAGAGGGTGCCGGAGGTCTCGGTGCGGGCCATCGGGTGGATGGTCTCCAGATAGTGCTCGAGGTCGGGTCGCCCGAAGCCCAAGGCCCCGGAGGTCCAGGACCAGGCCACGTCCGCCGCGCCGTCCTGGGTGCCGACGAGGCCCTTCCAGACGAACCCGGCGGCGTCGCCCCAGGCGAGGTGGTCCGTGTCCGAGACCTGGATGGCGCCGGACCCCGAGCAGGGGAAGACGTAGGGCGCGACGCCGGTCCAGACGGACCAGATGCCGTCGGGGTAGCCGGGCGCGGTGAACTGCGGGTAGAGGACCAGCGCCGTGTCAGGCGACGCGCCCGCGCCGGTGGGGATGGCAAAGAGGATGCGTTCGATGCCGTTGGCCGTGGTGTAGCCCGCCGCGATCCGCGCGAGCTGCGCCCGGTTCAGCGTGTCCCAGGTCGTCTGCACGGGCCGCTGTATCTGGTGCGGGGAGCCATAGTTGGGCAGGAGGTAGATGCCGTCGTGGCCCGCGTAGTAGAAGCGGCCGTCCGGCGTGACCACCCCGGCCTCCTGGTTCACCGGCCCCGCCCGCGTGGAGAGGAACTCCGCCGTGAAGTTGGCCGGGCTGGAACCGTAGAGCCGGTACAGCGCCCGCTCCTTGCCGATGAGCAACCTGCCGACGCCGGGGAGGACCCACAGGCCCGTGCCCACCGTCCCGTCGTTGGTGTTGACCGGGAAGGAGCCGCTGGCCCCGGAACCGGTGACGGTGGTCCAGTCCTCCGGGTTGTCCAGCGCGGAGGCGTAGACGGTACTCTCGTAGGAAGCCTTGTTGAAGAGGAAGACGCGGCTCTCGTGGATGGCGATGTACTTGGCCGTGGGCGGGGAGCCGCCCAACGCGGTCCAGGTCGCCCCGTCGGTGCTCTTGAGCGGCGCGTTCGGCCCAGCCATGATGGCGGTGTCCCTGTAGGTGGCGAAGCGCACGTTGCCCGCCGTGAGGCTCTGTTTCTTCGGGTCCCAGACCGAGGTCGCGGTGTTCCACTTGTAAAGGACCGTCGCGCACTTCGCCAGCATCGCCCGCGCGCCGGCCGAGAAGCCCACGTCGTAGAGTCCGGTGATGGCGGACGTGGCGATGGCCCCCGAGGAGTTGAGTTTGGCCGACCCCGCGCGAACCGAGGCCGCCGGGTGGCGGGGATAGTCCACGTTGGCGATGGCGGAGGCGACGTACGGCGGGAGGTCGAGCAGCGAGGCGCCCTCGTCCACGCCGCCGCCGAAATGCGGGATGAGGTAGGGTTGGCCGGGCGCGGCGGATGGGATGGGCCTTACCATGGGTGCCACCAGTGGTCGGAGACCTGCTCCGGCCGCACCTTCTGCCCCGTGGCCTCGCGTTTGAACCGGCGGACCTCCTCATCCCACATGGCCTTGTAGGTGGCCTGGGCCGAGGGGTCCTTGAGGTTCAGCGCGCACTTCCAGCAGGCGAAGTTCGTCAACGCGTCATCGAAACCATCGGGCAGGTCCGGCTCGTCGGCGACATCGCTCATGCCGTCGGGAACGCCACGCCCCACCACGCGCAAGGTCTTCGACCCCACCGCGTCGATGGGGAAGACGTGGAGGATGTCGCCCTCAAGGTAGAAGTAGAGCGGCGTCCCGGTCGTCGTCAACCAATCGGGGTCATAGGCGTAGGCCTCGTCCACGGTCATGGGCCGGAGGGGGTCGGTGTCCCAGGTCACTTCGTCCACGTCCGAGAAGTCGGCCGAAAGAACGTAGGCGAGTTGGCTAGCCGCCGTGGTCGCCGTCGCGGTGAGTTTGTTGCCCGACAGTTTCCACAGGCGGCGGTAACCCTCGTTGAGGAAGCGCGTCCGAATGGTGGAGGAGACGGCGGACGCCTGCGGGTACTGGTCGGTGGTCTGGGTCAGGAGCGCGGAAAGCGCGGTCACGTTTGCCACCCCATTCCTAAGTGCCGGGTTTCCAGGGGGTCGAACCCTTGGTTTCCTTCGTCCAGGTCGTGGCGGGTTTCGGTTCCTTGGTCCAAACGGTGGTCGGCTTCGGTTCCTTCGCCCAGACCGTGGTTGGTTTCGTCTCCTTGGTCCAGGCCGTGGAGCCCTTGGCCTCCACCGTGAACGGCGAGGGTTTGGAGCGGCGGCGGCGGAGCAGTTCCGTGATGCCCAGAGCCTCGGTGATGATCCTCAAAATCGGCGGCCCGCTCTGCAGGGCGACCTCCGTGATACGCAGGGTCTCGGTGACGACCTTGTAGAGCATCTGCCCGATATTGCGCGAAGCGGCCTCGGTGACGTTCAGGGTCTCGGTGACGACCTTGTAGACGTAGGAGATGGTGGTGTAGGAAACGTGCAGTACCGGCCGATAACTAGGGGTTCCGTTGTCGGCGGAGGCGATGCCGACGAACTCATATGCGCCCGTTGGCGCGGTCGCGTTTATGTCCTCGGTCGTTTTGAACCCAAGAAGACTCGCGACGGTCCTGCTGATGTCCGAGAAGTCCGTGAGAGTAATGACACCAGCGGGGTTGGCAGGCGTGATAACCCCGCTGCCCCGCGAGATTATCCCGAACAGATCGAAGTCTCCCGTGGCCATCGGGTTGCTGCCGGTGAAAGACACCTGATGGACGGTTTGACCAGGGGCGTACACGACCGTCGCGTACGGGTGAACGTGGGCCGTATCAATATCGCAGGTGTCCGGCAACCCGGTGGCGTCGAAGGGAGCCATGGCGCGGTAAACCTGGTAGACAGGTCCGGCGTTTATCGCCTGCCCGACATACCACACCGCGTCCGATACGCTTCCCAACGTTCCCGAGGTCGCGTTGCGCGCCGTGAGATAGACGGCGTTGCTGGCGTAAATCCAGTTGTCGTTCGTCCCCGCCGTGACGGGGGCGAGGTCCGTCCCCGCCATGAGCGGCGCGAGGACGAGGCCCCTGCCGAACCGGAGCGGCGGAGGCGCGACGCACTCCTGCCGCCAGGTGTCCGCCCACCCGTCGCCCCGACGGACGCGCGAGACGTGTCGGACCCGCTGCCACTTGCCCGACGCCAGGTGGACGTAGGCCCCGTCGGCGGCTGGCCCCGATGCGTGGAGGGCGTTCTTCTCCGAGACGTGCCACAGCGGCAGGCCCACGCGACGCGCCAGGCGGTATGAGAGCAGGGTGAGGTCCACGGGTTAGGCCCCGGTCACGGTGTGGTTCAGGAACACGGTCAAGACGTCCGCCGCGGTGACGGCGAACGCGGGAGAGAAGGCGGCGTGGGAAAGGACGGGGTCGGTGCCCGACGCGGCGGCCTTGGCGACGACCAACTCCGTGACGGAGGAGGCGGTGAACTCGTTGGCGGTGTAGGCGAACTTCCAGGAAATCACGTCGGCGGCGGCATCCAGGTTGTTGGCGTCGTTGTCGTTGGACTTCGGATAGCCGCTGGCCTTGGCCTTCGACGTGGAGGCGATGGGCGTGTGGGAGGCGTAGGTGGACGCCTTCCCGGTGGACGGGACGGCCGTGGAGCCGAGGTAGAGGTTGGCGAAGGTGTTGGTCGGCGTCTCGGTACACGCCCGCTGCGCGTAGTAGACGTCCCCGGCGTCGGTGATGATGTTCTTCCCGCGCCGGATGGTCTTGCTGCCGTCGGCGTGGGTGATGACGGCGATGACGTTCTCGGCGATGGAAACCTTCGAGTTTAGGCCGGACACGGGCGGTTCCTCCTTACTTGACATCGGCGGTGAAGCCGAGGATGGTGACGGTGCCGGTGATGCCCGGGGTGCCGGAGGCGGTGAGGGTGGCCGTGACCGCCGCGTCGTCGCCGACGAAGATAGGCACGGCGGGCTGGATTTTGTCGCTGCCGGTGATGGGCCAGGTGAGGATGGTCGTCGCCCCGTGCTTGTAGGTCAAGGTCCCCGTCGTCGCGGCGTTGGAGAACTTGGCCAGGACGAGGGCGACGAAATGGCTGAGACCGGAACCCGGCGCGGCGGACGTGGCGGTGGCGAGGGCGTTGTCGGCCGTCTCGGACGGGCTGATGAGGCTGGCCGGGCAGATGGGTTGGCCCCCGTTGTAGCGGGCGGCTCTACAGGTCACGGCTAGTTCCTGCCTTTCTTCTTGGCGGGGATGCGAGGTTTGGGTGCGGGCCGGGTGACGGGTTCGGAGGCGGGGTCGCCCAACCCGGCGAACTCCTCGGCCCCGGCATCGGCGATGCGGAGGGCCCGCGCGGAGACGACGACGGGTTGCGGGGTGTAGGGGCGGATGCGGAGGGGCGGCTTGAACGGTGCGCCACCCGACTTCTCGGCGGTGTCGAACCCCTGCGGCTTGCCGTCGAAGTAGCCGTGACGGTGACGGAAGCGGCGGAGGTAACGGTCGTACTCCGCGTCCGAGTTGAAGCGGGCGTGCGGCCCGATTTTGTGCGCGTCGTTGGCCGGGCACTGCGAGTCGCGGTCCCAGGCCACGTAGATACGGGCGGAGCCCTCCTCGCAGATGATGGCGTGACCGGCGGGGATCTCGGTGGCCTGGCCCGCGAGTCTCACGGTGTAGGGCCGGTCGGAGATGTTCTCAAGCAGAACCTGCGACATTAGGCGTCCTCCTTGGTCTTCTGGGCGGCGGCCTTCTTAGCGGCTCGCGCGGCCTTAGCGGCCTTGATGGCCCTCTCGGCGGTACGGTCGGCGGGGAGGTCGCCGAGAAGGTTGGCCTTCTCTTCCACGGCCAACAGGTCCCGGAGTTCCGCGACGCCGCCCTGGAGCATGAGGTGTTGGTTGGTGAGGCCCTGGCGGCGTTGGTCCAGCGCGTTCAGTTCCTCCGCGCAAGCGAACAGGCGTTTCTTGCGGTCCTCGATGCGGTCCTCGAACATGGTGATTAAATCGGCGTGGGTCATTGGCCCCTCCAAAGATGAGGACGGGCGAGTCCCGAAGGCCCGCCCGTCCCGATTGGTCGTGCGTTTGCCATGGCGTTTGCCGTGGCGCTACGAAGCCGAGGTGACGATTTTCCACGTCGGGCTGGCCTTGGTGCCGCCGTTGACGTAGAGTTTGCCGTTGGTGAGGTCGGCGTAGATGGAGCCGATTTCGGCGAACGCCGCGCCCGTGGTGCCGTTGGTCGGGACACCCGCGCCGGAGAGGAAGCAGACCTCGTTGGCGTCGCGGAGCGCGGCCTTCACGATACTGGCGCCGTAGAGGTCGAAGCCGAAGTTCCAGCCGGTGTTCGCCCCGGTGTCGGTGGCGAGGAAGGCCGAGTTCACGGCCGTCGCGAAGGAGGCTTGCAGGTTGCGGACATGGACGCCGTATTCCCTGGAGGCTACCCCGCCCGCCCCCTCGTTCTTCAAAACCACGTCGATGCCACCGAACTCGGTAGCGGTCACGCCGTAGTTCTCGGCGGTGACGGTCAGGCCGACGAGGGTAGGGCAGGTGCCGCCGGACTTGTTCTGGACGCCGAGGTTGTGGTCCATGCGGCCGAGTGTCCCGCCGGAGCGGTTGTTGACCTGGCCGTTGATGCCGCGCCAGGTGAAAGTGGCGGCGTTGGCGGCATAGTTACTGCCGGCGCAACGGATAAGCGCGTCGTAGGAGTCGCCCGTCGCGGCGCTACCTGACGGACGGGAACCCTCGACGTGGAGCAGGTTGGACTTCGTTGCGGCCCCGCCGGTGAAGAAGTTGTCGGATTCGACCTTGAGCCCGTAGGCGTACTCTCCCGTGGTGCGGTAGGGCGTGAGTGTCACCGGCAGGTTGTGGTAGAAAGCCGGGATATGGTTTCGGGCGTTGTCTGCTGGCATGGGTTTTTCCCTCCTCCTCTCGGAAAGATTCGGGGGCCAGCCCCGGCGCGGCCTTGCGGTCGCGGGAGGGGTGGGACCGGCCCCCTATGGCGTGGGGAAACTAGGTTACTCCGGGCAGTTGAGGTAGGCGGCCACGAGGTCCGTGGCGTCCACATCGTCGGCGACGGCGTTGCCGAGCGGGGTGTACATGATGTCCGTCCCGGCGGCGATGCGGTCACAGGCACCATCAGTCGTGGCGTGGAGGATGAGGATGTCGCCGGCGACGATGTCGTTCCCGAGGTCGGTGATGAGGGCCGCGTGGTAGCCACCGATCTGTATCCAGCCGTAGTAACTGGCCGTGATGGCACCGATGCCGACACCCGCCACGTCGTTCTGGAGCGTGTCGTCGCAATCCGAACTCACTACCCGGTGGTAGTCGTCCGAGTACGCGAGGCAGGTCCCGTTGGCGACGGTCGTGTCCGCCGCGGCCTGGACGTACTTGTACTTCCGGTGGCCGTAGGTCGGGTCGTAGGAGAACCGGATGGCCCCCACGTCCTCTTTGGCGTCGGAGGTGTTGCTGGTCAGTTGCGTGTTCCAGGCGTTACTGTGTCCCATGTGAGACTGTCCTCCTTACTTACGCGACCAGGTTGTCAAGCACGCCCTGGTAACGGGGATTGGTGCAGACCAGTTCGCCCCTCCACTGGAGGTTGGCGGTGAGGATGCGCTGGTCGTCAGGTTTCGTCCAGCCCGAGAACTTGAGGTTAGCGTAGTCCTTGTGCGGACGGAGGCTGATGTACTGCGTGTTGAGCATGTACAGACGGTCGGAGTCGCACTGGCTGTCCACGATGATGGGAACGCCGTGGAAGGTCAGTTCGTTGGGGCCGATGTTGCGCCGGAGGTCGCCGTGGCCCGAGCGGACGGGAACCTCGGACATGATGGCGAGACTGTCCCAGAGGTCCTGGCCGGTGATGATGAGGTCCGGCTTCTCACTGCCCTCGGCCACGTCGCCCCAGAGACCTTGGAGCAGGCTGACGCTGATAGAGGCGTCGGCGGCGTCGGTGTAGACGCCCGCCCACCAGGTGTAGGTGCCCCGGGGGATGCCGCCGTAGGTGTTGTCGTCGTCGCAGATGGCGGTGAGGCCCGTGAGTTGCTTGTTGTTCGAACCCGTACCGGCCGAGAAAAGACCCGTGGTGAAATAGTAGATAAGGGTCTTCTTTGTATTGGCGAAGACATCGGCCATGATGTTGCCGTAGGCGCTCGGCCCCATCGCGGCGTCGAGGTCGTCTTGCAGGAGGACCATCGGCTCGACGCGCGTCTTCGGGTCGAACTCGGCCATCGTGGCGAACTCGTGTCCTGCGTTCGTCCACGACTCGGAGCCGGTGATCCACTTGCCGTTCGGGTTCAACGCGTACTCGACCCGGACACGGATGGTATCCCCGCCGGGGTAGATGCGCTGGTTGGCGCGGATTTTCTTGTAGAACGGCGTGGAGTCGAAGATGGCGTCGTTGAGTTTCTCGTCGATGTAGGCCCGAGTCATCGTGTTGAGGGTGTCGAAGTTAGTCGGTCCAGCGGCCATGTGTCGCGTTCTCTCCTTTCATCGCCGGGCCGCCGGAATCAGAAAACCCCGCCGCGAGGGCAGGGCTTCGTCATTCCTTTTCAGCCCGGATTACTCTTCGGAACCGCGTTCGCTCCGTTGCAGGGCGGCACCCATGTCCGCGAACATCTCCGCCTCGCTCTTGGCCTTCGGTGGTGGCGAGGCCCCGCGCGCGGCGGACGCCCCGGTGGCCGACTGTCCCGCCTTCAGACGGGTGACGGCCTCCGTTTCGCCGGCCTTCCGCGCTTGAGCCAACGCCTTCTTGCCGAAGGTCAGGACCCAGGCGTCCGGGACCGGCACACGCCGGTTCTTGGCCAGGTCCGCGACCTCGGAGTACTCCTCGTCGGTCATGGCGCGGCCGAAGGCGGCCTTGTGCTCGGCTTCGGCCTTGGCCCGCCGACTACCCTCCACCAACTCCGCCAACTCGGGCGGAAGGGGGGCGCTCTGGCGCGACCAGGCGGCCTGGATGCGTTCGGCGACTTCCTTCGCGGCGTCGGGGTCGGTCTCTTCGAGCCGTGCGATGGCGTCACGGAAGTTGCGGAGGTCCGCGAACTCGGCCTCCCGCGTCTTCAACTCGGCCATCTTCTGCTCGTAGGACAGGCCCTTCTGGGCGTACTCCGTGACCTTGCTTCGGGGAACGCGCTGCGTCTTGCCGCCGACCGTGAGGTCGAACTCCTCTTCGGCGGCGGCCACCACTTCGGTTGCGGGAGGACTTTCCGGCCCGTCCGAGACGCCTACCGCACCTTCGGGTTGCTCCGCCGGTGCGCCCATATCGGGGGCGGCGGCTAGAGTCTCCTCGGCCACGGCTTCGGGTTGCTCGTCGTCTGGCATTGTCTACCTCCTTGAGGGATGGAAACGACCCCGGGCCACTATGGGCGGGGGCCGGTGATACCTGGTTGCGGCGGTGGGAGTCGGACCCACTTCTGCGGGGTATGAGCCCGCCGTGATACCCTTTCACTACGCCGCGAAACACTGTGATGATGCGAGGGTGGCTCGTTCCGCCGCTGTAGTCCTCGGTGGGGCATTCACGCCCCACGTCGTCGGAGTCGGTTTCGCTGCCTGGCCAGACTGCGGCCTCGCCCTCGCAAACCTGGCGGGAGGGGCGGGACTCGAACCCGCAAGGCCCGTTGGGGACCCGGCGATTTTCGGGACCGTTCCGCTACCGTTACGGCACCCTCCCGCGAAACCTCGCGTTGCTAGTGGACCTGGATTATGCGCGGCCTCTCCTTGCTCATCGCGTAAGCATCCGCGATGTGGCGGGGGAACTCTTGCCACACCTGCTCGGGCGACACGCCGTGGGACACCTGCGCGGCGATGCGGAAGGCCAGAAAATCGCGCGCCTCCGGCGGCATAGTACAGATCGCGACGAACGTAGCGCCCACGATTTCGAAAAGCCAAGCTAGACCGCAGGCCGTTGTCCAGTCGCTCGGATCAAGAAGAAACCTCACGCGCCCGCCCCTCCTCCGCACTCCTCTACTTCTTCCCCTTCGCCTTCGCGTGTTTGGCGGGCGCGGCCTTCTTCTTCGGCACGATCTTCCCGCCGTACTCCTCATCCCAACGCTTCGCTATCTCGGGGTGCTTGGCGTGCATGAAACCCCGCTGCTTCTCGCTACGGTAGGGCATCTAGGCCGTCTCCTCCCCCTTCGGGATGCGGCCGGACGCGTAGCCGCGGGTGCTGAAACGCCAGAATCGGCTTCCCCAGTAGATATAACACCAACGCTCGCCCCACTGTTTGAACCAGTGAAAGCGAAACGGGCCGATCTGGAGGTCAAGAAAGACAGGTTCCAGCCGATGGCTGCAACAACGTGGACAGTTTCTATTCACGATGAACCTCATTACGCCGTCCCCCTCCCCCTCGCCGGTCGCGCCGCTTGCCCGCCCCGGCCCATCCCACGAACCGCGCTCTGCGCCAGGCGGCCCTCTATCTGCGCTCCGTCGCGCTGCAACTGCCGCCCGTGGGCCGCGTCAGCGGCCCGCCCTTCGGTCTTCGCGGCATTGGCGGCCACTACGGCCTCCTGTTGGGCCATCGCCGCCTGTTGGGCCATCTGGGCCTGCTGGATGCGTTGCTGGATGCTCGCGCCGCCAGCGAAGTCGAAGGCATCATAGACGGCCTCCGCGTCAACCAGCGGCTGGCCCAGGGCGCCACCCAGTTCGACCAGGGCCTTCATGTCCTCGCGCTTCTCCTGCCGCGACCCGGCCAAGGACGTGGCCTCAAGTTGTATCTCGTAACTGATGGTCGGCGCGGGTTCCGCCTTGGGCGGCTCCATCCCGGGGTCGGCGGCCATGGCCTCGGGAGTCATGGCCTCGGCGAACATGGCCACGACCTCGGGCGACGGCACGGACATGACGATGTTCGTTTCCGGGTCAGGCTGGAGCGTGTCGCCCGGCCGCAGCGGCAGGTAGTAGAGTTCGGGGCCGACGGTGGCGAAGGCGAAGGGCATGGTCTTCATGGTCGTCCCGTCCAGTCCGGCAACCTGCGTCTGCCCCTTGACGCGTAGGGGACGCGGCTGGAGGACGTGGCGGGCGTCGATCTCAAGCAGGCGGTAGCCGATTCTGATAAGACCGGCGTTGAAGTTCGTCATCTTCTCGCGGATGCGAGCCAAGGCGAAGGTCTGTAGCCGCTCGAACGCCACGCCCGAGTTGCCCGCCTCCGGTGCGCGACCCATGAGGACCTCGCGGATGCCGGAGGTCTGCTCGAACACGGAGACCATCATCTCCCAAAGGCTGAAGAAACCGGGCGAGAGGTCCGCGCCGGGAACCCACTTGATAACGCGGTCGAAGTCCTCACCGGTGACACCGATTTGGATGGCTTCGAGGTTGCTGATGTCCTTTTTGTTCACGGCGTCCACGTTGTAGATGACCGTCGAACGCGGGACCATCATAGCCCATGCCTTACCCCTTGACGCGAGAACGTTGAGGATGCGGTTCGGAGAGATCAAGAACTCCACGTCGCCCATGGGCCAATAGTCCCTGTCCGGGTCGGTGCCGATGTAGTTCGCGAAGCAGGCGTGCGGGAAGTCCGGACCCCACGGCTTATCCTCCAGGATGCGTTCGGCGGTGAAGACCAGGTAACGCTTCGATATGGGCCTCTTGAGCCCGTCGGGAGTGGTGGGCGGCGTCCAGTCGGCTATCTCCTCGCCCTCCGGCACGTCGGCGTGCCACACACGGTAGACGTACGCGCCCGGACCGCCCTTCTCGCCCTCCGCGCCCTCGCCCTCATGACCGGTGATGCGGTCCAGGATGGTCGTCGCGGCCTGCGTGACCCTCTGCCATGGGCCACCGGGTTTGTCACCCTCCATACCCCGCGAGGTCACGGGGCACTCGGAGCGGATGCGCCAGAGAGGCATCCATTCTTTCTCGCCGATCCAACGGTAATCCGAAAGGTTGTGCCAGTCGCGGCCGTCGGGGTCGAAGAAACCGTTCTCCCACGGGATGACGGAGAGGTCCGGCCCACCGTACGGCCAATCCTTGGCGAAATCCCACGAAGGTCGCGCCAGGGCAAGACCCTCGATGAACATGGTTCGCGCGATGAGCGGCGCCTTGGTCTGCAAGCCCGCCTGGTCCTGGTCGTAGTCCAGTCGCGCCGAGACGAGCTCGCACCGCTCCATCGCCGCCTGTTCGCGCGGGTAGGCGGCCACGCCGGGGCGCTGGTCGGTCATCAGCGCGACGCACTGTTCCGTGGTGGAGAAAATCTGGTCGATGGCCACGAGCGGGCGCTTGCCGTCCTGGTCGCCGCCGCCGGGCCGCGCCTGCTTGGAGTTCGCCCCGTGGTGTTCGCCGCGGTAGTGCCTCCGGCATTCGGTGATGATGGCCGTGCGCGGCGCCTTCTTGGTCTCCGCGCGGGCGAATTCCGACTCCCAGAAGGCGATACGCTTCCGGTCGACTTCGGCGTCGGGCTTGGTCTGGGGGTCCGTCTTCGGGTCTACGCGCTCGGGCAAGGGTTAGCCCTCCTTGGGCTTCAAAGGTAACGGGGTCAGTCTGGGCCGGGTCTTACGGGCGAACAGGACGCAACCGAAGCCCGGAGGGGTCGCGAGATAGACGGGCGCCCCCGCAGGATCCGTGAGACCCAGGGTCTTGCCTATCTCATAACACCGCGCCCACGCCGGGTCATGGGTGTGGAAGCGGTCGTCCCACCGCCCGCAATCCAAGCAGACTCGCTTCCGGCGCGCCTTCTTGGGCACGTCTGCCACTAGTACTCCTCCTTTGGCACTGTCACCGTCACCCCGCGCCCGCCGAACCGCGTCGCCGCCAACCACCAGAACACCGTCGCGTGGGCCAGATGGTCCGGGCCGGAGTTGACCCACCGCCGCACGGGGTTCCCGCGCGGGTCGGGCTCATAGACCGGTGTCATCGCCCGCCAATGCTTGCGGAACGTGTCCAGGTCCGGCCCCGCCAGGCGCACGGGGTAGACGCCATCCGTGAACGGTCCCAGGGCGAAGGCGTCGATTACCTGCGTGCGGAACGCTTGAGCGGGCATGCTCTTGTCGTCCAGGTAGTCGAGTTGCGGGTCGCGCCTCGGGCTGTCGATGTACTCCACCGGCGCCACCCGGCAACCGAACCGGCGCAGTCGTTGCGTGAGAAGCCGGACGGCCTCACGTTCGGGCTTCGCGTCGATGCAACAGACGCGCGGGCGCCACAGGGCCGCCAGGGAGTCGATGTCGCTCCAGGCCGGGACGTTGAGGGCCGCCTGGATGCCTCGCCGCGCGTTGCCGATGATGACCCAATGCCCGTTCCCCTGGCCCTGGTCCACGCCGAAGACCACGCCGTCGCGCTCGGGCACGGCCTCCGCCAGGCAACGGTCGATAACGGCATCCCAGGGCATCGCCAGGCCGCCCAGGTAGGGCCGACCCAAGATGAAGTTGTAGAAGTAGCCCTGCTCCTTGCGCGACTCGGCGATGATGGTCGGCGCGTCGATCCACGGCACGGACAACTGCGACAGCCAGTAACCCGACACCGGGCGGCCTGGGTAGCGCGGCCACCACTGGCCCCGGCGCCGGTCGAGTTCGCGCGCGCAGAAGCGGCACTGGAACACGCCGCGCGTCACGTCCACCGACTCCGGCCAGTCAAGGAACTGCCACCCGTCGCGCGCGCCACCGCCGCAGGGGCAGCGGACGAACCAATGTTTCTGGTCACTGGTCAACCATAGCCCGTCGATGTTCGGCGTAGTGGCTTCGCTGACGCCGGGCACGGTGGGGTTGCTGAACCGCCACTTCAACCGGTGGGCGCTGTGCCCCAAGCGGCTGTCGAACATCTCGGCGTTGGCGAGGTTGCCCCGGTCGTACTCGTCGTGGACTACCAGATCCGCGGCGCGGGAGATGCCGGCGCGGCCCGTCTCGGTGGCCACGTACCACAACCACCCCTGGCCGAACCGCTTGGCGTGGATAGCATCCTCACGCTTGGAACCCTCGCCCTGGAGTAACGCGCCAAGGGTCGGGTTGTGGCGCAGGAAACCGTTGCAGACTTCCTTTACCTTGTCCTGCAATAGGCCGTCGGTCGGGAAGGTGTAGATCGCATTCAACCCACGCACCGCGACGGCGTGAAGGACCTTGAGATGGAACGCCAGGGTCAGCCCAAGTTGCGCGGCCTTGCGGACGACGATCTCCCGGGCCGGGTCCCGCAGCAACGCGACTAGGAACTCGTGGGTCTCCCAGTCCAGCGGCAGGCCGCGCTCGGTGAGGTAGTTACCCGCCACGGCCCAGGTGTAGGCGTCGTGTTCGGCCAAGGCATCAACCGTTTCGAGGTAGTCCACCAAGTTTGAGGTCCCGCGCGCGGCGGTCGGCTTCGGCACGTAGTTCCTCCTCGCTCATCTCGGCGTAGGCGTGAGTCAGCCGGACCTCGCCGGAGTGGCGGACCTCGCTGCGCTCCACGCGCCGGCGGGCCTTGGCGAGGTAGCCGCCCAACATCAGGAGTAGGCCATAAGGTAACGCAGTCAACATCTCCCGCGAGCCGCGCCGGGCGATCTCCGCCAAGGCGTTACTCTCTATCGCATCGAGCCGACCCTCGCGCAGGGCCTCGAATGCCGCGCTATACGCCGGGTCCTCGCGCATCCAGTTCCCGTGGGCGGTATGCGAGATGCCGGCTTCCGCGAACATCTCGCCCAAGGTTGCGTCCGGCCAAGTCGACGCGAGTTCCAGCATACGTTGTCTAGCTGCGGTTTTAGGCGGGGCGCCCATGGGTCGTCGACTCCCTCGGAACTGGCAATCTACTCCCTATCTTCGGGCACCGTCACGATAGCGCGGCGGGAACGAATGGGCAGCACCGGCCGGTCACACTGCCCCGCGCGGTAGACGTGGGCGCCCAGGCAGGCACCACACGCGAGGACGGTCGCACCGATAAGGAAAACAAGAGCATACATCACCTGAAATCACTCCCCCACGTTTCAACCGTGAGCGATTTCGCTTGACAGATTTATGGTGAGCATGTTAAGATGAGGTCAGAAAGTCAAATCAAAGGAGGAGACAATCATGAGGGCAATCATCATCGAAACCGACGAGGGGTATCTTCTTGAGTTTGCGTTTGGCGAGAGTGGCGATCTCCTTGCCCCGCTCTCCCTGCCGCCCCACGTGGCGAGTCCTCATTCCCTGCTTTCCCTCGCCGTCGAGGACGCCGAACGCGCCGGGATTGACACTTGGACCCGGCCCGGCCCGCTTGCGCGACCCGAAATTCTCGTTGTCGGCTACCAGTCCTAGCCCCACCGCCCCAACAGGTCCGGCCGCTCGAAGGCCGGGTCCGGGAACCGAGAGGAGAGGTTGAGAGATGGAATACCCGATGCTCGTCGCTCCCGCCTACGCCGCTCGTATCAATGAGGCGGTCACGCGCGGCGACGCCGAACTTGCCGCCCGGCTCCTAGGCCGCGAGGATTGGCGGTTGACGCTGTGGAACCACGCGCCGAACCACGCCCTACTCAACTCGACCGCACAGGCACTCTTGACCGAGATTCGCTCCGCCGCCTAGCACCACCCGCAGGACGGGTCCGGCCGCTCGAAGGCCGGGCCCGGGAACCGAGAGGAGAGGTTGAGACATGAACCACACGATCCCCACCCCCCTGGACGACCGCAAGCTAGCCGCCTACATCAAGGGCGCCTACGCGAAAGGAAAACTCCGCATGGTCCACGAAATCGCGGAGGAAGGTTCGGCCTCTTGGCTTTGGCTGACGGACGGCTCCACCGTGTTCCAGGTCTACCCACTCTCCATCTACCCGAAGGCCCATACCGCCCTGCTCGAAATCTGCGTCAAGACCCAGTCCAAGCTTCCCGAGCCCGGCGAGGAATGGTCCACTAGTTCCTACGTCTCGCCGACCGCCGGCGCACTCGTAGCCAAGGGCGGGCCGGATAGCCTGACCGTCGCCATGGGCCGTTTTACCAATGTCTCGCGTGAGACGACCCAGGCCACCGTTGACACCCGGCTGGGCCTGACGGATGAAGACCAAACCGCCCACATCTTCGCGGGCGAAGCCGGCCTTCTCGCCGTCAACAAGGACTACACGGACCTTCAAGGCACCTACTCGGAGGAGTGGCGCACGTCCCAGCACGAAGTGAGCGGAACCGCTCTCCTTCTGTTCGCCCAGGGTTACGACCGCCCGGTTGCCCTCATCATGCAGTTGAAACTGCCCCAGACTTGGGAAGCCATCTTCGCCCCCATCCTCGCCGCCCTGGCCCCCAAGGTTCCGACCGAAGAAGCCACCAAGGAGGAAATCGCCGCCTAGCACCGCCGCCGCCCGATGAACCGGGAAGCCGGGGAGGGCGCCTAGCACCACCGCCCGCAGGCCCGGGACAGGACCGGGGCGAGAGGAGGCCGACGATGGGCGTCACGATAACGGCACGGACACCCGACGGGCAACTCCACATCATCCAGGCATCCACATACGGCACGGCGCATGACCGCGCTAACGACATCGGCGCGGTGCGGATACAGGACGGCCTCGGCGATGTGATGGTCAGGTTCGGAGGCGAGTGGGTCTACCTCCCACGACGCCGCGCCCGCCAGTGAGCGACCCTAGCACCACCGCCCGGCCTAAGCGCCGGGGCGAGAGGAGAGATTAAGAGATGAAGCGCACGAAGCGCGACACCGCGGCCAGCTACACACGCGATGGGGAGTGGGGTGGCTACACCATCCGCGCCGCCGCCACAGGCTGGATCATCACGACCTGGAGCCGCCGCACGGGCGAGTGGACGGACAGCAAGTACCTGCTGCCCTATGGCACGCTGGGCATGTCCCACTCCACCGACCTAGCCGCCCCGTGGAATGCCATCTACACCAACGGAGAGACGCTCCGCGACGCGCTTACCCACGATGCTGGCTCCCAGCCCGTCGCCCGCACCCTCCGCAAGGGTCACAGAGTGCAGTAGTCACCGCGCCACACCGGGGCCTGGTCGCACAAGCTAGGCCCCGAGGAGAGGAGGAAGGCCTAATGGGAGTCAAGGACGCCTACCGCCAGGCCAAGGCCGACTACGAGGCCTGTCTGAAGCGCAAGGAGAAACTCATGCCGCCCATGCCCGCCTATTCCGCACCAGATGCCGAGTGGGACGCCTTCGCCGAGACCGACATGCGGATTGAGCGGGAGGCGGGTGTCGAGGAACGCGCCGCCCGCTACCATGAAGCCGAGAAGACCCTCATCGCCAGTCTCTTGGACTGGTCGCGGACGCGTCTCCCCACCCACAACCACCGCACGTTGCTTGCACTACTAATGGCGCGAAACCCGGTCTTCACCGACCGCGCCGCCGAAATAGCTCTGAAGGCACCCTTTGAGGAGTGTGAGCAGAATGTCTAGCCGCCCTTTGACCGAATGTTTCCGCCTTGACGGCCGGACCTACGCGACGGACGCGGAGACCCTGCGGGTCCTCGAAACCGCCTACCCTCGCGCCGTCGAGAGACAGGACGGCAGCGCGGTAGTCGCGATTATGGTTCTCGGGCTCCGCGCCGGTTGCATCCGCGCGATCAGCCCTCCGGGTTCACCCGTGCCCTGGGACGCCGACGCCGTAGCCACCGAGAAGGAGGCCGCCGCCCGTGCGTAAACGCGCCGACCCCGCCGGACTCATCGCCGGAGGCATGACCCCGGAGCAGGCGGCCAAGTACCTCCGCCGCACCCAGGAATGGGGCACCCTCACCGTACGCGCGGGCACCCTGGACCTGCTGCGGGAACTCGCCCACCGCGAGAGTACCCCCGCGCGCCCGGTGGCCATGCACGACGTAGCGACGCGCGCGGTAGAGGAGTACGCCGCGAGATACAAGTGAGAGGAGAATGACACGATGAACCTCAAGACCAAGTTTGCGATAAGGTTTGTGGGCCGGGACTATGCCGAGTGCAAGGCCGAACTCGACGGGTGGGACGTTCCAGGTTGCGCGGGTTTCTATCCGGTGGTCAAATCAACGGGCGCGGGCAAGGGTATGATTATCGCCATCTGCGATTGCACCGATGACAGCGACCCCTACAAAAACAAGCCGATTGTCAGCGACGACTACATAGACGCGGACGCCCCTGACGCAACCAACGAGGACGACGAGGACGACGGCCCTTGTCCGACGAACGCGCCCGGCGCCCAAGGCCTCCACGAAACCTAGCCGCCTAGCCCGCGCAAAACGCCAAAGGGCCGGTGCCCACATGGGTCCGGCCCTTCTGCTTTCTGGCCCCTACGTGGGGGCCATTGGCGAAGCCCGCGCCGTGGCGTCGGTGTCGCCTTCACTCATGGCGATGCGTCACGGCTACAGGACTGCCCTTAGTGGGGATCGGAGTCCATCCTAGAGGACAATCTTCCTCCCCACTATATAATAGCACCTCCGCATCCCCTAGGCTGAACACGCCCAGTCCGCCTTGAACTGTCGCACCGGACCAGCCGCCGGCAATCGCTCTATCACCTGCCGCACCCGCTCCCGGAAGGCAAGGGCCTTCTCGCGCACGTCCTCCCAGAAGCACGTCTGGATGTGCCACCCATACACGCGATTTCCGAGCCGATTGAGCAGGTGCGGGTAGAACGCTAGCGCCTCCTGATCCCAGTCGTGGTTCGTCGCCGGGTCCGCGCCGGGCACCACGCCCGGGCAGACGTAGATCCCCGAGACCGTACCACCGCTAGGGCAGGAGGGCCACCTGTCCGCGATGTGCTTCAGTTCGAGGCGAACCATCCGCGCCCCGCATAGGGTGCACAACGGAAACGCGACGACGCGAGGCGCACTCATTCCGCCGCCACCTCCAAAGCCGACACGGCAAGGCGGTGGGCGGCTCTGTGTTCCCTGTTGCCGGAGAAGAGCTCCAGGTTTTCGGGTCGATTGTCTGCCCTGACGCCGTTCTTGTGGTGGATAACCTCGGTGGGGAGCAGGAAACGTCCCAGGGCCGCCTCTAAGACCAACCGATGCTCGTAGACGCGCCCGCTACGGTGACAACTCGGGTGGTCCGGCGAGTGGATACTGATGTAACCGGCCGACTCGACGTGACGACCGCCCTTCCAGCATGGATTGCGGTCGCCTTTTCGGACCTCAGACATTTTTCGGCAGCGCTCAGCGCTGAATTTCTTGCCCTTATGAGCTTCCGACATTTTGCGGCGGGTCTCAGCCGAGAACGGAGGCCGTTTCTTGCCCTTCCGGCCCTTCAGGGCCTCCGACATTTTGCGGCAGGCCTCGGCGCTGTGTTTCTTGCCTGTCTGGGCCTCGGACAGTCGGCGGCGATGCTCGACCGAAAACGTCCTCTTAGCCCGCGGCATTAACCCCACCGACTCCATCCCGCGTAGTTCCGCTGGTTCCGCGTTCATCTGGCCGTACCCCCTTCGTGTCCCTCTGCCGCCCTACTTCATGTGGCGCGAACCAATGTCCTCCAGCGCGGCACAGGAGCACCGCCTCCGGGCGCACCAACACCGCCCTGCCCCGCGCGTCGGTGGCGAGGTACAGGCCGGAGTAGCGATGGTCCCAGGCCAGGAGGCGCGCCGGACTGGCGCTCCCCGTCCGCCGGCCACCGCGCGTCCGCCGACCGAGCATGACCTTCAGTCCGCCCGGCACCTTGGCCGGATCCTCCATGCCCACGACCACGGCGAGTTTCGCCCGCGCGCGTTGGATGGCGTTATCCACGGCCTTCACCGACCCGCCCAAGGCCGCCGCGAATTGCTGATACGTGGACTGGCCGAGGATGCACTCCGCGAACGCCGACCACTCCAACTCCGACAGTCTTGCCCCGGCGACTATCCCGCGCAACCTCTTGGCTTCTTCGTCCGGCTCCTCGTCCACCGTCTCCAGGCCACCGTCCCAAATCCCCAGCCGGTCCTCGACGCGCAATCCCACGCCGCTGTGGCCACCGCCGCCCGCCGGGGCATCAAGTGACACCGCCCGCCGCCGGGGCTCTTGCGCGGGACCGTGCAGGGAAAGGAACAGCGTGCAGACGTGATGGCGCAGGACCAGGCGGACGAACGCCCCTAGCGGACCCCGCGCCGGGTCATAGAGGCCCCGGGAGAACGCCGCCCACAACTTCGCCCATAGTTCCTGGCTCCAGTCAGCCCTCTCCATGCCCTGCGTGTAGAGGTCCCGCGTCATGAACCGGATGATGGGCCGGGCCGCGGCCTCCCACTCGGCCCAGGCGGGGAGGGCGGGAGAGGGCGAGGTTAGCGTCGGGAGAGTGGCGGCGTCAGGCACCATCGGCACTCCTCCGGGCAAACGGCCGCCGGCTCCCGCACCCCGGCCCCGCCGCCGCGCCCACACCCACTTGGTAGGAGCAACCCGTCTCGGGCATCGCCGGGTCGAACAGCCAGCATCCCGGGCAGGTGTCCAGGATGTTGCGGAGCCGGCGGACCTCCCGGTTGATGCCTTGTTCGTAGCTGCGCCGGTACTCCGCGCCCCGCGACCGGGGGAGGAAGCCTATCAAGGCGTCCTCCATCCCGTCGTCGTAACCGAGCCGCCTAGTTGTCACGATGTAGCCTCCTTCTCCGCCGCCACCCACGCAACCCGCAGGGTGTCCTGGTCGTTGAACCACTTACGGTAATTGGCACAGGCTTCGGAGAGCGCGTTGTACTCCGCCGCCGATGTGAGTGTCCTCACACCAGTGCGGCACGTGTAGACCAGGGCGGTTCGCAGGACGGCGAACTCCAGTTCCGCCAGGCGATGGGCGTACCACTCATCGAAGGTCATGGACGCACCGCCTTGTCGTAGGCCGCGAGGGCAATCTCGACGTTCACGCCGCAGAGAACCTCGTGGACGAGGGTCTTCTCGAATTCCATGACTTCCACGGGCTCCGGGCCCTTACGCCGCTCCAGGGCCTCGCGGATGTCCGCGCCCAACTTGGCCCCCGCCGCCAGCCTCTCGACGATGCCCTGGGCGGGGTCGGGGGAGAGGAGGAGCGCCTGAGCGGCAACCTCTGGGCAAGCCGGGCCGTGGTCGGGTCTGACGCCGAGGCAATACACGCAAGTGGGTTCGGCCCACCGCGACGCACCGAGAAGGCGGACCACCATCCCCCGGTAAGCCGCGTTGCGGGTTTCGGCGGCATCGAGGGCGTCAAGGGCGCGGAGGATGTCCCTGCGGACACTAGTCTTGGTATCGGGGTCTATGAGGTCGAACTTGAGCCATCTCTCTTCTTTCCCGAGGGCCCATCGCTCCCGCATGGCCGCCCGTTCTTCTCTACTCAACTCACCCACTCGCTCACGCCCCCTCGTCCACTAGAAACCCGGACCCCGGCAGCGAGAACCCGCCCCGCGCCCGCTCGGCATCGTTCTTCCGCTTCCGCTCCGCCCACAGACACACGGAGCAGACCCAACCCTCGCCCTTCACGCGCTTCCCACCGTCGCACAGGGTGCCACTCCACGTGGCCCAGGTCCGGCAGCGGGCGCAGACGGCTGTGTGGTCCTTGCCTTGTCTGGTCGTCACGACGCAACCCCTCCTCTCTTCGTCTTCACCCGGACGGCCTTGAGGGCCGCGCGGAGGAAGACAGCCTTTAGATTGCCGGTGCCCTCGGCATCGCAGGTGTGGTCAAGGTCAGCCAGGCGCCGCATATGCACCCACGTCCACTCGTCACCTCTGCCGCCGGTGTGTAGGGCAATCCGCAGTCCCAGTCCCTCCGGCTCGGGCTTGGTCACCCGGTCGAACGCCTGGCCGAAGTCGGGCCAGGTGGACGAGTAGGGCGGCGGCGCGACGTGTTCCCACTCGTCGTCCGAGTACACCGTGCCCTCCAGCGAGAGGTCCCCGGCGTCCATGGCCATCTCGCGGGTCACGTAGGTCCTGCCGCTGACCTGGCGGTGCAAGTCGTCCTCGGAGCCGCCCATGACCTCAAGGTGAATGGCCCTATCAAGAGCCACGCCCTCCAGACCGTCAATGTCGTCCGTCATGACGCAACCTCTCCTCTCCCCGTCCTCGCTTCCTTCGCTTCCTTGAGCAACACCACTAGATCCTCGGCGTCCATGACCACCCACCGCCGGCGGCTCCCGCCGAACTGGACTACCAGCAACCCGATGCGCTCACCGAGGCCCCGCCCCCAGCCGCTGACCTTCTCCATCAGAACCTCGGTCACGCGGAAGCCCTTTTGCTCCGTGTGCTTCCAGTCGATGACTAGCCGGTCGGGCTCCACCGCCCCGGCCCGGATGTCACCGACCATCGCCCCGGCACCCGACATGGGGACGCGGACGGCGGCGAGGCCATGATCGCGGAGCCACTTCACGCCGCGATACTCGGCACTGATGCCCCGGCTACGGTTTCTTGCCTGGAGGGTCCTCACCGCGACGCCGCCAGCCACAGCCACCGCCTGGGCAATTCCAGGGTCACACCCACGCCAATCGGCCCGAGTGTGAGGTCGGCCTGCCATTGTTCGCCGCGCCACTCCACCTTGGCCAAGTGGCCTCGCCCATAGTCGAGCCTCCACGCGAACAGGTCGACCACCACCCAAACGCTGACCTGCGGCAACTTCTCTTCCAGACGACCGAGGACCCGACGGACGCGCGCGAGTAGGCTCACGACGCCACCACCCGACACCGCCGCCGGTCATGCGAGACTTGCAGGTTCACCCAGAGTTCCGCGCTGGTCCCGAAGGCCGCGGCCAGCCCAATCGCGGTCTCCAGGGTGATGTCGCGTTCGCCGTTGATGATGTCGCTGACGGTGCGGACGGAGCACCCCATGAGCCGAGCCAGGTCCGCGCGCGTCCAGTCCCTTGCTTTGAGTTCCGCCGCGATGTAGATCCCGGGAGACGGGCAAGCCGCCTCCGCCTCGCGCCGTCTCCGCAACCAGGCGATGAGCCAGTCCAGCCACAACCCGCAACCGAGGGCGAGAACGCCGATGATGAGCAGGGACTCGAACATGGTCAATTCCCTCCCACGACCGCCAGATACCAGCCGGATGCGCCGGAGCATTCCTCGTGCACGATGGAGCCGACCTCGGCCCAGGAACCCTGCCACCGTTGATGCTGGACGTACGCGAACACACACACGACCACGAGCCACACCGCCAGCACGATGCCGACGACGTTCGCCGACCGCTGGATATTGACGTGCTTCGCTCTACGTGGCATTGACTTCATCTCCCTCTCTGTGTGGCGCCCGCTATGACCAGTGGGCACCCGTCGCTCACCAGCCGGTCCACCATCGCCGCCGAGTAGCGGTCGGCCATGGCCTTCGCGGGTAGGTTCGTGGTCACGACCACGCGTCCGCCATTCGCGTCGACCGTTCGAATCAGCGCGTCCAGCCGGTTCTCACAGTAGGTCCCGCCGCTCGCCTTGTTCCACTCGCAACCCAAGTCGTTGAGGACGAGTATCCCGGCCAAGGTCCACTTTTCCAAGTCGTCCTCATCCCGGATGGGGTCGAACATGGCGACTTCCACCCATCGCGCAATCAGGCCCGGGACCACGACCTGGACGAGGCGTGAGGCGAGGAATGACTTACCGACACCCGGCGTGCCCCTGATGACCAAGTGAGTGGCGCTCCCGCCGCGCAACCACTCGTCCGCCTCTGCCCAAGCATTTGCCTGCCCAGGCCCCGCCGCGGTCCTGGGCGGAGAGTCGGGCCGTGCCGCCAGGAGCTTGGCGGGGATGCCGATGCCGACACGCGCCTTCAACCACCCCGCCGCAAGACGCGGGCAGGCCCCCTCGGACCAGGCGGGCAACATCCACCGGGAACACGGCACGTCCTGGTCTTGTTGTGGAAGTGGTGTCAGGTGGAACTCGGCGCCCGGTTCTTGTGGCGGCCCCGA